ACAACCATACATTTTGCAAAGGTTCTTTCCCCCTACAACCCTCTATCTCCAAAAGCTATACCGTTAGCCAGCAGAGTAGACCGTAGGAGAGAACTGGCGTAAGATTCGGATTGGTGGATGGTCTGCGACTATTCCATACATGGAGAATTGACTTCGTTTTGTAGTCGGTTGAATATGTACAAATGTTGCATTTGCTATTCCTAGCAGAATACTATGGATTGATTATAATATCATAGTGCGTTACTGGGAATTAAATCGAGCAGGAACATACAGAATCGGATGGTATGAGTTATTATACGAAATAATCCGTGATTATCGGGAGTAACTATATCTGTATACTATAATAAGTATGGCTATTATACGAAATAGATATAACTAGCGGAAGAATAAATTATGCGAAATTGGAACGAGAGGTGATTTTTGGAGTGGTCGGATGACTTAGCGACTATCGCACCTCTCTTTCTCTAAAAGGCAAGCGACTATTTCACACAAAAATACACGACTATTTGACGATGGTTCGCAAGAAAACGTTGCGACTATTACCCTACGACTATCAGCGGACTGTCCGTTACTATACGATATATAGGACTTTCAAAAGCTGGTCGTCTGACGACTTTACGACTATTCCACGACTATTTTATTGGAGAAACTGCGACTATTGGCTACGACTATTCCATCCGGAACGCTACGACTATTGCTGACCTCTATTAGCTATCGGGCGAAAGCCCGAAAAGAGTTGCGGCACAAGCCGCCAATGGTTCCGCGCCGCCCGCCGCGCCCCTGCCGCTGGACTGCCCCGCCGGGTGGAGTGTGCCAGCCGGTGCGCCCTCACTGCTGACCGGTGCCAGATCGCAAGCCGCCGGGCTGGCATGGTCTGCGATATGCTGCACTGTCTGGCATGGATCTATAACAGGGGCACACCGCTGCGCCCTTATATACCTTATTATAATAGGGCGGCTGTGCTGTCCTGTATAGCGTCCGGCGTGGCGTCTGGTATCTGGTATGTACTGGAGGTGCTGCGATGCTGTGATACGCTCCAGCGTGGCGCAAGCGGTATTATAGCCGCTTGTGTCGGTCTGGTGTCGCGGGCTGTTGAGCGGGCATAATTGCAGGAAAATCCCCTGTAAAGCCTTGTGCGCTGTTTTGTAGCGTGTGCGGTATAAATTGCACGAACAGCACAAAACGCGCTGTAAACGCTTGTATGGGGCTGCACTGCAGCAGGGCAAAAATAAAAGCCTTGCATCTACTGAGGGTGCAAGGCAAAAGAAAAGCCCGGCCACTTCTGACCGGGTGAAATGCTTCTTATTTGCTGGCCTTAAAAAGTGCGCTGAAAAACCAGAAGAAAAACAGGATACAAGATAATATCATTTTGCGGTCACCTCCCGGATGCTACCGATCTCTTCGGCGGTGTATACTTTGCCGCGATAGCTGCGGAAAAGGTGGATCCAGTCCCACGCATCAGCAGCGGACAAAAAGACGTTGCCAGCGCTGTATAAACCGCCGTTATATTGGATATAGCCGGGCACAATATAGCCAGGTGTTTTTTTGGCTTTTGCCGTGTCGATCTCTGAGACGCTCCACACGCTGCACCCACGCACAACAGGGATATATACTTTATCGGGATAAATCATTGTTAAACCCTCCATCAAACCACACTAAACCGCTTGTAAACGGTCTTTTTGCTGCACTCGGCGTAAATATCCGGGTGTGCGGCCTGCAAAAGCTTGCTATCAAGCCGGACGCTCTGCACGTCCTTGTAAATGGCTTTCGCAGTGCCCTGCACCATTTCCGGCGCGCCGTGCATCATGTCAATAATTTCAGCCTTTACAGCATCGTTCATTGCTTCGAGCTCTTCAATTAACCGCTTGTTTTCGCGGTATGCGTTCACTTTTTCTTCAAACGTTGTCATTTTTCAGCCCTCCTTATTAGCTGTTGAGAAATACCAGCATTACCAGCGCGCTGGAGATCATGCCGCCCACATACCAGAGGGCTGCCCACTGGGTAAAGTCTAAAGTAATCATACTGTAAACCCTCCATTAATCAAATTCCGGCATTGCCAGAATAATTTTTCTGCACCGCTCAACGCTCAAGCGGTACGGCTTGGAGCGGGTCAGGTTGTCCGCTATAATCTGAGTGTATACCATCAACGGCAACTCAAACAGCCCGGCACACTTGGGATAAAGGCGCACGGCCTGATTTCTGATTTCTGCGTTTAGTTCATCTGCCCGTGTCATAGCTCAAACCTCCTTATACTGCGGGATGTAGCCCAGTACTTTAACTTTTTTCGGAATGGTGTAGTAAATCTGCCCACAATCGGGGCACCAAACAGCGTCGTATTGCTTGCCGTCGTCTCCCAGCGCCTTGCACTCTACCTCACAGGTAAAGCGTTTTAGAGCGGTTTCTGTAAGCATTGCTGCCACATCTGCGGCGGGCTGTGCGTTAAATGCTGCCACTGCCTTTTCTGCGTCTGCCAGCGTATCAAATACGCCCAGTGTCCAGCCTGCACCCTCTAAGATGTAGTCTACCATATACAGGCCGCTGTCGCTGCACCAGAGCCACACAACGGGCTTAATGGTCATTTTACGGTTGTTCTGGGCTGCATAGAGCTGATTAAGTGTACCAGTCATTAAACTGCCATCTGAAAAAGATGCGGTGTAAAGGTCTGCGCATTTGATCGGTTCCGGGTCAATCTCCACATAGGAGGTACACGGCGCGTTTTTGAGCGTTGCCACCTGAGCGGCGCACAGCTCGATAATTTCCTTGACGTTCTTCCCTGCAAAGTAGGCTTTGACAGCTTCAACGCTTTCGGCGTGGGCTACGGTGGAAATGTGTTCGTCGTCCTCTTCAGTGATAACGTGGTAATACTTTTTCATGGTTTTGTCCTCCTGTTTTGTAACGGTATTTGGTGTATCTTTTGTTTGTGCCTTTATTATACTCCGTTTAGGGTGGTATGTCAACAATTTGGAAGTAAATAACTACCACAAGAAAAGCAAAATAAATCTAACGGAAGTTGTGCATATTGCTACCAATAAACCATGCCAAAGGTAGCACTACCATAATACACACGATAAAGCGATTGCCCGCACCCCAGCACCCGCCGCCGTCCCGATCTGCCCGGCGTGGGTGGTCTCTGGTATCGAGTGCGGACCGGTGCAGCGTGTCCAGCGTCCGGGCGTGTGTGCCTTGCCTTGCGTGGTCTGCCCTGGTATTTGCCCGCCCTGGTTCTGGCACGGCCTGCGCTGCTCCCTGTCGTGCTCAGCCGTTCCGGGTGCGCTGGAGTGGGCAGGGGGCTCCACCGGCGGGGTATATAGCCGCCGCCCAGCCCCGCCCGGTCAGTCCCGTCACCACCGAAAAAATAAAAAAGACCCACCCCACCTTCACAAAACGAAACCCATCCGATTGTGCAAGTCGCCAAAAATTCCGAAAAATACAAAAAGGCCCCTTTCGGAACCTAGATTGTGCTATAATCAGCTAAAGGCTATACGCCAAAGAAAGGAAGAATCAAAAATGAGAAAGAGGATCATTGCGGCGGCTCTGATAGCGGTCGTAGTTTTAATGTCGCCTTTATGTGCGATAGCTGTCGAAAAGCCGGATGAGATTGCATCCCCTGCTCAACTAGAAGAAACTAACGAAGAAGGAACTGTTAAAATTAAGGAATCTCATAGTCACCTTGAAACCAAGTACGAATACGGAAAAACGAGATACTATGTCTACTACGCTGTACTGGTTGAGAATACGTACCCCGATTACGCCGTTGATTTTGTATCTCTAAAGGCCTCTGTTTTTGGTTCTGATGGTTCAGTATTAAAAACCGATGAACAAACCCTTGACTGGATTGCAGAGGGAGACTCTTATTGGTACGCTGGATATGTGTCGTTTGATTCTGAAGGCATTGCTCCGGCCAGAATGGAATACACCATTAGTGCGGATGAGTGGAATTTCCATAAAGCGAGCGCATCCAATCAGGTTATTCGTGCTGGTGAGCTTTCCGTTACCAATGTTTCTAAACGTGGCTCTGGGTACGATCTGCGTTACACAGGTCAAATTACAAACAATAGCCAGTTCACGAGCAACTGGATAAAAGTTATCGTCATTTATAAAATGAAAGACACCGAAGGAAACGAAGTTCCTGTGGGTGGCGATTACACATACATAACCGATGCACTTCCGTCTGGGCAAACGACAACATTTGAACTTTACCCATCGTCCGGTTTTGTTGGATATAGTTCCTACGAAGTCATTGCTTTGCAGGATTGACCTATAACACAAAAAGCCAGCGGCTAGATGTTCTCTAACCACTGGCTTTTCTTATAGGTTGTTATACGCTTTTACGAATGCTTGCATAGAGCAGACGGAAGGTCTCACGGCCTTTCGGCGTTACTCTGGTCTGCAAACCGCCATGCTTATTCTTCCGATTGAGAAATTCCTTAACAACGAACAGTTCATCACCTTTGCCAGCTTTCGGCAAGAGATTTCTGTTCTTGTCACGGTAGATGTAACCATCTTCAATAAGCGATTGGATGAACTTGCGTTCAGGAATACGCAGTTCCTTTGCCGTGCCACGGAAACAAACAGCCAAGTTCCATGCCACAAGGTCATCGAAGTAGTCTGCTTTAGGCTGCATCTCCTCATTCTTCTCACAGAGCTGCTTGTTCTGCGTCTGCAATGCTGCGTTCTTCTCCTTTTCAGCCTTCATGTTCTGAATCAGCCCGATCACAAAGTCCGGGTTTGCAATAGCCGTCTCCAACAGGTTGTCGGTCATGTACATTCCATGCTTGCGGATGGACGGCAAAACCTCGTGAGTGACCCAGTGCTTGAATTTCTTTAATTGCTCTTGTCTATTGGAAATATATTCCTCATTGACACCACGAGCTTTCTCTGGCTGCATTGCAAACAACGCAGAATAAAGCCCAGCTTCATTCACGACAGTCATGCTTTGTGTGCCGCCGGGGGTGTTGATTTGTGACACACCCTTTTCTTCATCATCTAATCTGGCGGCAACGCGTCGATAATTGGTTTCTCCAAATGCTACACATACATCTTTCAGCACAAACCACGGTTCGTTGTCAATAAGTGCGGCACGAATTTCGCCAAACTCGGCGTTGTTGAAGATTTTGACGTTCTCAGACAAAGAAAGTTGCATTAAAAAGCTCCTTTTCACTTGTGAGAGAAGCAATTTTCTGCTATAATAACGGAGAGAGAATGCTTCTCTCAGGGTTTACGTGATACGTTCGCTGCTGTCGGCAAACTTTAGCGAGCGTATCATTTTTCGTTTTCATCGGTCTCCGGGATGGGATGCACCTCAAAGAACGTGTCACGGATGGCTGCGGCCTGTGCGACCTTGTGTTCGGTGCAATAGGCTTTCAGCCACTGGAACTGCCGTTCGGTCAGCGCAACAGTGAACGTGTGATTGTGGCGTTCGAGATAAGGACTGTACATAAACTCACCTCCCTTCATGTGGGTGCAACCAGTATACGCAATATGTTGTGGCTTGTCAATTACGCAAACGCTTAATGTAGTACTGGTATCTGTACAAAATCTAAAAGTTTGTAGATTTGCACAAAATTCAGCCCTTGTTTTTGGCTGCTCCCGCTTCGTACCCTGCCCGGTAGTTCAGTTCGGACAGCTTACCCAGCGCTTCTGCGTACTCCCTATCCTCGCTGGTCGGCTCTTTGCCGTGGGCAAGGGTTTTCAGAAATTCTTCGGTTGTTGTGGGAAAATTCATGTTTTTTGCTCCTAACTCTTGCGGAGAGCAGCCCTTTTTGGTATAATAGATTCCGAAAAGGGAGACTGCCCCCTTGGTGGTTGCAGGTTCTCGTTTCGTGATGTGGATAAGCTATCAGCGTTGCCGTCCAAAGTTCCGCTGGTAGCTTATTTTTTATGCCTTGATGTTCTCAACGTAAGATGCTACCCACTCGATACCCATGCGGATAACATCGACCTTTGAGATGTTCAATGCCTTTGCGCTGCTTTCCATGCTCGCAATCTGGCTCTCTGTGAGCCGGGTGCTTATCATGTGCAGCTTATCACGTTCCGAGGTTTCTGCTCGTCTTGCCAAGCCTATCACCTCGCTTTCGCTGGAACAAGTATAAAGCGTGAAAATATGCTTGTCAATACCCAAAGTTTTATGGAAATGAAGTTTGGAAGAATTACTCCTTATTATAGAAAATTTTCTACCTGATTGTGATTAACTAAGTAAACAACCTTATACTACTCTAGTATGTATAAATACATACTAGAGTATATTTATATATAATAAAAATCAAGAGAACCATGTAAGTACTTCCAAAAATGTGTTGACAGTACTACCAAAATAGTGTATAATGAGAGCAGAAAGAGAGGGAGCAAAAATGAAAGTTGGTTATGTGAGAGTTTCAACGGCTGAACAAAATACTGCTCGTCAGGAAGTTATCATGGAACAGCTTGGTGTCGAAAAGGTATTTATGGACAAAATGAGCGGGAAAAATACCGACCGTCCCCAGCTTCAAGAAATGCTTTCTTTTGTTCGCGAGGGTGATACCCTTGTTGTTGAAAGTATTAGCCGTCTGGCGCGTTCCACAAAAGATCTGTTAAGCATTATGGAAGAACTTGACAAGAAAAAGGTCAAGTTTGTTAGCCAGAAAGAAAGCATCGACACTTCCACTCCAAACGGTGTGTTTATGATGACGATTTTTGCTGCGATGGCACAGCTTGAGCGAGAAACAATGCTGGCAAGGCAGCGGGAGGGCATTGAAATTGCAAAGGCAGAAGGTAAATACAGAGGTCGTAAGCCTGTCGAAGTGGATGAAGAGAAATTCCGTCAGCTTTACAATGATTGGCAGAATGGAAAAAGCACGCCTAAGATTATGATGAATGAACTTGGGCTAAAGCCAACTACGTTCTGGCGCAAAGTCAAAGAATACCGCGAGAAATACGGAATCACCGATGCGGCCACCACCCGCAAATACGTTAACAAAAACGAAAAATAAAAAGCAGCGGCCCACCACAGACCGCTGCTTCAAACAAAAGACCACCAATCCCTCAACAGGATGATAGTACATGAGTATTATACCATTTCTGTTGAGGTGTGGCAATATAAAATCAGCAGAAAGGTAGAATTTATGGATTATCAAAGCATTGATTATTTTAGCCTTGCTTCAATGGTAACTGACTGGATGCGTTATGCTGGGCCAAATGCGAGGAAGGACTTTATGGATTTGGTTCGCAGTACAGATTATAACCGAAGAGCGGCTATTGAAAATGATTTGGGCGATGGATATGTTCTTGATTTTGCGGTAGATCATTCGGACATTATGAATGAGGTCGGTCAATTCTTGGTATATCTTTTTATTGATAACAATGGAGAGATATATTACGTTGGAATGGGAAACGAACAACGTATAATGGACAAGAAAAGCAGAAACAATGATTTTCTTAAGCATTATATGAAACATAATTCTAAAATTGTTATTCTTTCAAAATGGAGTACAAGAAAAATTGCACTTAAAATTGAAAAAATGGCTATTTGGATATGCCAAATGAATGGTTTTAGGCTTACCAACATAAAGGAAGTCCTTTCGTCTAAACAATTATATGAGCTTCGGCATATTCCAGAAAATAAAGAAAACGAAACAGAAATACAGTATGAATATAGGCAGTTGACTAGGGAATTTAGTGAAGAAGTAAAGGCTCTTGATAGAATCGAACAATGGCTTTATGAAGATGGAGCCAGCAAAACCCCCGGATTTGTAAATACAAAAGAAAACGTCATTTGGGCTATGGAATGCTGGACGATTGATGGCGTTACAAAAACTCGTTCTCAATGGTGCAAAGAGAATAATGTAAGCCTTGCAGGGATAGGCAAAAGACTTGAACTTGGATGCACCCCTAAAGAAGCGCTTACATTCCCAACAGCGCCAGATAACAGAAAACGCCACATAAAAGAATGGTGGGCAGAAAATGGCTATTTCCCCGGAACAGATAAAACATCTTACATTACGCCGTTAAATGAATGGCCTAAAGGATATAAGAAATGCAAGATTGCTAGAAGCCATTTCCCGCCAGACATGGTATCGGATTGCTGAACAGAACAGATGACATTGTTTGCAACCTAGAATAAAACAAAACGGGAAAGGAGAATACATTGAAAACGATTAACGGAAAATATGCGTCCGTAAAGGTGTTTACGGACAATATTGAAGACAAAGCGTCTGAACAGATTTTGACGCTTTGCAATCAGAGCTTTGTTGATGGCTGCAAAATTCGCATTATGCCAGATGTTCATGCTGGTTCCGGGTGCGTAATTGGGTTTACGGCAAACTTGGGCAAGAAAGTCATTCCGAATATTGTAGGCGTGGACATTGGCTGCGGAATGCTTGTCGCTGAACTTGGGATTGAACACATCGACCCGAAAAAGTTAGATAAAGTAATCAGAGAACGAGTCCCGGCTGGAATGAATGTTCACGAATCGCAGAAAATGTCGGATTCTTTCCTTAGCCAGCTTGACTGCAAAGATAGCCTACATAATGTTGATTGGATTCTTCGCAGCATGGGCACTTTGGGCGGCGGCAATCATTTTATCGAGCTGGACGAAGATGAAGAAAAAAACCAGTATCTTGTTATCCATACTGGAAGCCGAAATCTCGGAAAGCAAGTTGCAGAGTATCATCAAAACGTAGCCATCTCAAATATCAAAGGAAAGAACAAAAGAAAAGAAGCTACGGAACGTCTGATTGCGGAACTGAAAGCGCAGGGTCGTGAGCAGGAAATATCGCAAAGAATCAAAGAGCTTGACGTTTGGTTTCCCGATATTCCGAATGAGCTTTGCTATCTTGAAGATGAAGAACGCGATTCTTACCTTAACGATATGCGGATTTGTCAGGCTTTTGCGAGGATGAATCGAGCGAGAATTATGCACACCATTTTAGACGGTGTTGGAATCAATTCTATGCTAACCCATGCGTCTTTCTTTGAAACTGTTCATAACTATATTGATGAAACAGACGATATTATCCGAAAAGGTTCTGTATCTGCTAGAAAAGGAGAAAAGCTAATTATCCCCCTTAATATGCGAGACGGAAGTCTCATTTGCGTTGGCAAGGGCAATCCTGATTGGAATTTCTCCGCTCCTCATGGAGCGGGCAGACTATATAGCAGAACGGCAGCTAAAAAAGCATTCAGCGTTGAGGAATACCAAAAGCAGATGAACGGAATTTATACCACGTCAGCCGATGAATCTACGTTGGATGAATGCCCAATGGCCTATAAGCCAGCGCAGGAAATTATCAACGCAATCTCTCCAACCGTTGATATTGTAAAGCACATTAAGCCGATTTATAATTTCAAAGCCGGAGAATAAAACCGAATATTTGATTTGTGCAGTTGTAGGCACTCTTTACATTTTCAGGTAGGGGGTGCCTATTTTTTATGCAGCCAAAGCAGTGTATCGCCATCATTGATAGCATCAAAGCGTATGCAAAGCAGAATCCGACCGAAGCACAGGTCTATGAGGACTGGTTTCAGGCGGTGGTGAACCTGAGAGATGCCCTGCCACAAGACAAGCGGTTCGATGCCTACAAATACTCTGGTGAGTTGCGCTCTGTCTGTGCAGCCATGATGGGCAAGATGAAAACAGGCGAGGATGTGGCGAAGGTCTATGACATTATCGGTCGGACGTACCTGTTTGAAGCAAAGGATGTGTTCGACAGCTATTGCATCTACCTTGAATGGAATCGTGCGCCGGAGAAGAAGTTCTATCAGCCGAGACGCAGGGTTCTGAAAGTGCTGGCAGATGACCTTGAGGACTTGTTTTATAAGCGGATTGACTTCTTGGGAGTTAGCTTGCCCGCTCGCGTAGGAAAATCGACGCTATGCATTTTTTTTATCACATGGCTGATGGGCAATCGTCCTGACGTTGCATCGGTTATGAGCGGGCATTCCGACAAGCTGACCAATGGCTTCTACGGTGAAGTGCTGTCTATCATCACTGACCCTGTGACTTACAACTGGGGCAAAATCTTCCCTGACGTTCAGCTTGTGGACAAGAGTGCAAAGGACGAAAGTGTTGACCTGAACCGAAAGAAGCGTTTCCCAACCCTGACTTGTCGCTCTATTGGCGGTACGTTGACTGGCGCTGTTGAAATTGGTGAGGGTGGCGTTCTGTACAGCGATGACTTGATCGAGGATTTGGAGGAAAGCCTGAACGTTGAGCGTCTGAACAACAAGTATGATGCCTATTTGAACCAGCTAAAAGACCGCAAAAAGCAAGGCGCATTAGAGCTGATGGTCGGTACACGCTGGAACGTGCTTGACCCTCTGGGACGCATCCAGAACCAGTATGCGGACAACCCAAAGTACAGGTTCCGGGTGATTCCTGCGGTGGACGAGAACGGACACAGCAACTTCAATTATGACTACGGTGTGGGCTTTGACGATGCCTACTATGCCGATATGAAAGCCAGCATTGACGATGCAACATGGTGGGCAAAGTACATGGGCAAGCCCTATGTGCGTGAAGGTCTGCTGTTCCCTGCCGATGAACTGCGGTATTTTAACGGCGTTCTGCCTGATGGAGAGCCTGATCGTAAGCTCATGGTCATGGATATTGCATGGGGCGGCGGTGACTTCACTTCCTGCCCTATCGCCTATGTGTACGGAGATGCCGTGTTCATCCCTGACCTTGTGTTCAATAACGGCGATAAAACCGTGACCAGACCGGAAGTCGTGGGCAAAATCATCCAGCACAAAATCAACGTGGTGCGTGGCGAAGCCAACAACGGCGGCGATGAATACTGTGACGTGGTGGACAGCCAGCTTCGGCAGCAGGGCTATCACTGCTCTGTCCGTAGCCAACGTGCGCCCAGTGGCCAGAGCAAGCTGTCCAGAATCATCCAGTATGCGCCGGACATCAAACGGTTTTACTTTCTTGACGAGAAGCACCAGTCGAAAGAGTACAAGGCGTTCATGGAACAGGTGACGATGTTCACACAGCTTGGCAAAGTTCCGCACGATGATGCACCGGACAGCTTGGCACAGCTTGCCGATGAATTGTATAACGGAATCAGTAAAATTGAGCCTGTCAAGAGGCCTTTTTGATTAAAAACACAATATATTGTGTTTGCTGGGTCTATTTATTTGATTTCACCACTTGACAAGGCTTATAATGTACGCAGGAAGTTTTGCAGCTTCCCTTAAAGGAATAGCTTGCACGCGGGGTTTTGTCATTTTACTCGCGTGCGTGTCAACAAGCATATTCCTCCTTTCACCGGTGGAGGTTTTCTCACTCTTTCGCCTTCACCGGACTTTATATGTTGCGTTTCCAATTGTTAGGGGAATGCCAGCCTGTCTCCCCCACGGCTGGCAAGCAACGGTTCGATTCCGTTACGCAGCACCAAAATTGCAGCTGACCCGTTTATGTCTGTCCAACAACTGAATGTAAAGGCTGCAATGGTTTTCTTCGGGCGAGGAATAGCACGGCTGGAAGTGCGAATAGTTTCCCAGTAGCTTCCGACAGGTCTGTGCTCAACAGCCTGTTTCCAGAAATCCAACGAAAGGAGCGCTCATGCTAGTTAGAATCTGTTGCCCTTGTATCAGGCAGAACCCTATCTATAAGAACGTCCGCTGCAACCGCTATCTTGGCGAAGTAGACGGACGATACCATTTCAAGTGTGACAGATGCAAGGGCGTTATTGAAGGAGACACAAGGGAAGGATGGGTGAAAATCATCCATCCACCGGAAAAGTAAATAGCTTTTGAAGCGCAGTTTTGGCGCAGTGAGATAGACCTTAACAGGTTTGTCTTGCTGCGCTTTTTATTTTGCCGGAAAGGAGGAACGCATGGCTGAGTATCAGATAGTTGTTGACGGCTTTTTGAATAAGCCACTGACCGGACGCAGACCGATTGAAACGCCGGAGACGGAAATCAATCAAGTGAACGTGCTGAAAGTGGTCATGGGCAAGGCAGAGCCTATTCATCTGCTGAATAAGAACGAGATTCGCTTTCTGCACAACTACTACTTGGGTAGTCAGCCCGTTCTCCATCGCACGAAGGAGTACCACGCTGAAATCACCAATCGCATTGTAGAGAACCACGCCAATGAGTGCGTGGGGTTCTACACAGGTTACATGAGCGGCACTCCCTGCTCTTATGTGCGGTCTGAAACGGCAACAGGCGACGGTGAGGAAATTGCCCGCCTGTCCAACGCCTTGCAGTATGAGGGCAAGGATTCGCTTGATCGGCGGCTCTGGCAATGGATGTTGGAGTGCGGACAGGGATACCGCATTGTTCTTCCTGACAAGGGGTACAACGGCAACTACCCGGACGAAACGCCCTTGCTAGTGGACGTTCCCGACCCGGATATGGCGTATGTGATTTACAACTCCGGCATCGGTCACAAGCCCATCGCCAACGTACTGCACATCCCGCGCAATTATCAGAATGACCTGAACGACCTGATTTGCGTGTATACGCCAAACCAGTACTTTGAAATTGACAACGGCAAGGTTACAAAGTCTGAGAATCACTCTCTCGGAATGCTGCCGATGGTCGAATACAAGCTGAACCCGGAGCGTATGGGTCTGTTTGAACCCGCTATCCCTGTATTGGATGCCATCAACCTTTTGGAGAGCAATCGTCTCGATGGTGTAGAGCAGTTCATCCAATCCATCATGGTCTTTATTAACTGTCTTGTTGATAAAGAAGCGTTGGAAGCTGTTAAGGCTATGGGCGCAATGTCAATCAAGTCTACTTCTGGACTTGCTGCCGATGTAAAACAGCTTGCAAACGAGCTGAACCAGCAGCAAACGCAGATTCTGATTGATTCCATGTTGAACGTGTACCGCAGTCTGACTGCCATGCCTAGTGCCACTGGCAGCGAGAACGCAACGTCCGACAACGTGGGCGCAGTCATCGTCCGAAACGGCTGGAATCACACCGAAGCAAGAGCGCAGCAGTACGAGAATATGTTCAAGTACGCTGAACGCCAGAGCCTGTCTGTGATGTTGAAAATCCTTCGTGATACGGCTGGTTCTAAGCTGATGGCGAGTGACATCAACATCAAACTGCCGCGCCGCCAGTACGACAACCAGCAGAGTAAGGTTCAGATTTTTGCACAGATGTTGCAGCAGGCCATTGACCCGCAGTTGGCGTTCACTACGCCCGGTTTGTTCCCCGACCCGCAGGCTGCTTACGAAATGAGCAAGCCCTTTCTGATTGCCGCTGGCAAGCTGGGCAAGGATGGGAAAGCACCGAAGCCGCAGGAACAGCCTAAACAGGACGCCACCGACACAAATGTCGAGAACACGGTTGATAAGCAGCCAAACAATGCGGATGGAGAAAAAGATAATGCGTGATTTTTGGAAACAGTTGTTTTGCAAACATGACTATACGCTTTCTCGTTGGCATTGGACGCACGGCATCAACGGAAACGAACCACGAGAAATGGAGTGTGAGTATATCTGCACGAAATGTGGGAAATTTAAATGGACACACCCTGACCGGAATTCGGCACGGGAGAAGTCCATTCTGGATAGTGGCATTGAACCGTACAAGAGAATTTACCCAAAGGAATAAAGAATCACCCCGAATTTTCGGGCTGATATATTCCGGCAGGGAAGCCGGGATACAAATTTCGCAGCGTTGCAGGGAAGCAACGGTAAAAAAACGCAGGAGGAAATTAACGATATGAAACTCAATGTGTTGCTTGGTGATGCCTACAAAGAGGGCATGACCGCCGATGAAATCATTTCTGCGCTTGAAAAGGTTGCAGACCCTAGCGCAGAGGTCGAGAAGTTGCGTAACGCCGTGACGAAAGCCAATGGCGAAGCTGCCGAGTACAAGAAGCAGCTCAAGGCAAAGCGTACCGATGACGAGAATGCCGCACAGGAACAGGCTGACAAGCTGGCAGAGATGCAGAAGCAGATTGAAGCCCTGACTGCCGACAAAGAAAATCTCGTCAAGGAAAAGACCCTTGCATCTTACCGTGAGAAGTTCGTTGCACAGGGCTATGACGCTGAACTTGCTAACAAGGCTGCGTCTGCACTGGCTGACGGTGACATGGAAAAGGTATTTAAGTTCCAGTCGGAGTTTATGACCGCCCACGACACCGCATACAAGGCTTCTCTGCTGAAGGATATGCCCACACCTCCGGGTGCGGATGGCAATGGCGACGGCGCAGATAGCGCAGGTGTTTCCTTTGCTAAACGCTTTGCGAAGGAGCGTGCAGACGCAAACAAGGCATCAAGTGACGCAATGACTGCTTTCCATTAAGGAGGAAAACATGAAGTACACCAATACTCCGGTATCGGCTCCTGAAAGCACTATTCTGGCTGCTGATACCTACGTTGCCATTCCCTTTACCGTAAAGGAGACCAATGCTGTTCCGGCTGGTTATCCTATGGCAAAGACTGGCCTGAAAGCTGCTGCCACCACTGGCACCAGCGCTGCTGATGCGGCTACCGATGCCATTGGCATTCTGCTGCACACCGTTGACCCTGCCGTCAACCCCAATGGCGCACTGCTGATTCAGGGCGTTATTGATGTGGACAAGGCAAAGCTGTCTGGCTTTACCTATTCTGCAAACGATATTGCCGCTCTGAAAAAGGCTGTTCCTGCCGTTTTCTGCCGTACCGATGTTGGCGCAAAGAGCGAGTAAGGAGGACTAAATTATGGCACTGAATCTGAATGAAATCTTCTCCCCTGCTGCGATTGCCGCCTACTGGACGAATGACCCGACCAATGCGCAGCCCTATGCTTCTGATGCTCTGTTCCCTGCCCGTAAGAAGGTCAGTATGGAACTGAAGTGGCTTCGTGGTCACAAGGGCGTTGGCGTTTCGCTGAAGCCTAGCGTGTTCGACACTAAGGCTACGTTCCGTACTCGTCAGGGCATCAAGATGACCGAGACCAGTATGCCGTTCTTCCGTGAGGGCACTCACATTGACGAGGAAGACCGCCGCAAGATTATCTCTGTTCTGGCTACCAATCAGGAGTTTGCGGCAGACGTTATCAATCGTGTCTACGATGATACCGCACAGCTTATTACCGGCGCTCGTATTGTGCCTGAGCGAATGGTGTGGCAGCTTCTGGCTCCTAAGACTGGCAAGCCCGGCATCTCCATCGAATCCAACGGCGTGAGTTACGTCTACGATTACGACCCTGACGGCACTTGGCAGCAGTCCAATTACAAGGCTCTGGCTACCAAGGAGAAGTGGGACGCTCCTACCACTGCAACCCCCATCGCCACGATGACCACTGCTGCAAACACCGTGCTGGCAAACACTGGTGAGATTATCACCGATGCCTACATGAACACCAACACTTTCCACAAGATGATTGCTGCGGATGAAATCAAGAACCGGTTCCTGACGGTTATGAAGACCACCACCGCTGTGCTGGTTGATTCCGAAGCACGTTCCGTTGTCGAAAGTGCATCCGGTATTCGTATCCATCTGTACGACAAGATGTACAAGCCGGAGGAGACCGCTGCTGCCGAAAAGTATCTGCCTGATGGCTATGTCGTGCTGGCTCCTTCTGGCTCTCTGGGCAATATGTACTATGTTGCCACCCCTGAGGAAGCCGACCTGATGGCTGGCATCTCCAACGCACAGGTTTCTGTTGTGAACACTGGCGTTGCTGTTACCACCGAGCAGACCGTGCATCCTGTCAACACCAACATCTACGTCTCTGAAATCGTCCTGCCGTCCTTTGAGCGCATGGACGCTGTGTACTGCATCAAGGCTTACTAAAGCGAAAGGAGGAAAGCAGCATGGGAGACCAGTATTCCGAAGCGGCAGTCAAGCTTGGGCAGTACATTGCCCCAGCACTTGACCGTGAAATCACGGACGAGGACTACCCACTCTTCGACCTGCTGCTTGATTTCGCCAAAGACAAGATATTTGCGCAGGGCTACCCTTTCGGCAACAGACCGGACGAGTTGCCCTCGCAGTATCAGTCGTTGCAGATACGCATTGCAGCGGAACTGTACAACCACATCGGCGCAAACGGACAGACGAGCTACACCAACAATGGCATTACTCGTGTGTGGGAAAGCTCTGATGTGGCGCAGTCCCTGCTGAATGAAGTGGTTCCGAGAGTAGGTGTTATTGGCTGATGTTCAATGGAAGCCCGCTGGATAAACGCCCGCTGTGGTATTCAAACCCGGTCGGCAAAAAAACGCCTCTCGTGGACGAGTGGGAAAACGAGACTGGCGAATCCGCATACGAATCGTGGAGTACCCCCGCAAAGCTGATGCTGAACGTCAGCCCCCCTACTGGTTCTGCGGAAGCAAACCCTTTTGGAGCATTCACGGATTACAGCTACGTTGTCAGTTCGTCCAGCAAAAAGCGCAACACACCGCTTTATGAAGGCACACACGTCTGGTTTCAGACGGACGTTTCAAAGCCCTTCAATTACATTGTGGTCAAGGTAGCAGAGCATATTACAGACACGAAGTATGCGCTGAAAGAGGTGGCTGCAAGTGAAAATTAAAGTGAGGTTGAGCGATGCCGGACTTCGTGATGCGGAACGTCAGATACAGGAGTACAAGACCACCCTGAACAAGAAAGCTAGAGCGTTTGCTTTTCGCCTTTCGTGGCTGGGGCTTGAAGTCGCAAAGGTGCGTTTTGCTAATGCGGAATACGCTGGCTCAAATGACGTGAAATGCCATATTAACCAAAAAGACAAGACTTGCACCATCGTTGCTGAGGGCAAGGCGGTTGCTTTTATCGAGTTTGGCACTGGCGCACATCACAACGGATATGGCGGTGAACTACCGCCCGGTGTTGGGGCGCATGGCTCCTACGGCAAAGGGCAAGGCGCAAACCGCAGGTGGTACTACTACGGAGAATCTGGCAATGCTGGTACGCCTGTCAAACAGGTGGATGGCAAAGGTCAGTTGAATTACACCGATGGCAACGAGCCAGCTATGGCTATGTGGGGGGCTGTTGAGGAAATGGCTTCTCAGGTCGAAGCAACGTGGAGGGAGGTTTGGAATAGTTGATTGATTATTTCAATTCTATCTTCACGGCTGTTGCCAAGGAACTGCGAAAGCAAGTGCCCGGTATCTTCGTCACTGGCGAAATCAATGACAGTAACGTCAAAAAGTTTCCGTGTGTGCAGATAGAGGAAAACAGTAATCTCCCGGTTCACCGGGATTCTGCCAGCCGAAGCAAGTACGCCGCTGTTTCCATTCGTGTGCGTGTATATTCCAACAAAACCAGCGGACGCATTGCAGAAGCACGTTCCATCGTTGGAATCGTGGATTCTATTCTTGAACCGCTTAACTTTTATCGCAAGTCGTTTGCCCCATTGAATGGGCTGTATAACAATTCCGTCTATCGGATTGATTGCAGCTATGGGGCAACAATCGGAGAGGACGGAATGATTTACCGAAACTAAGGAGGTAAACATTCTATGAGTACTGCTATCTCCGGTCTGAATACCACCCTGTATTGTGGCGACAGCGCAACCGCTCTGACTAAGCTGTGCGACATTAAGGATGTGCCCGACCTGATCTCCGAGCCGAACCTTCTGGATGCCACCACCTTGTCTGACCCTATGCAGGTCAACATCTTCGGCATTATCCAGAGTGACACCAAGTCCTTTACTGCCAACTACAACAAGACTGACTACAAGAAGGTCAAGGAAGCTGGCTACGATGAGACTTCCGAGAGCAACACCGTGAAGTATTACGCCCTGAAGATGCAGGACGGCTCTGGCTTCACTTGGCAGGGTATGCATCAGGTTGGCTTGTCCGGCTTTGGCGTGGACGAGGTTGTGGAAATGACCATCAACTGCATCTTCACCAAGAAGCCTGAGTTCAGCGAGACCCTGACTGTCACTGGCGGCTAAACCGCAAAAATCGAATCAATCAAACCGGGCAGAACTGAACAACGGATTTGGTTCTGCCCCTATTTATAAAGGAGAGCATTTATTATGGCTGCTAAGGTTATCAACTTTCATTCCCCCGATGGTAAGAACACTTATGAGCTGACCTTCACCCGTGACAGCGTGGAAGCTACCGAACGTGCAGGTTTTCAGATTGGCCAGTACACCCAGATGACCAATCTGCTGTCCAACTCTCGCGCTTTGTTCTACGGCGCTTTCATCGCACGGAACAAGGGCATCAAGCGCAAGGTTGTGGACGAGATGTTCCAGCACATCGAGGAGAAGGAAGACCTGATGGGCATTCTGCTTGAGATGTTCATGGACGCTTCCAAGTCCCTTCTGGCAACTGACACTGAGGACAAGACCGCAAAAAACGCAACGTGGGAGATTGTGTAACTGCACAATCTCAGGAAGCAGACGGAGAGGAAGAACCATTCTCCTTCTCCAAGTTGTTCCACGATGTAGAAGCCTATTACATCTCCATTGGCATGACCTACGACCAGTTCTGGTACGGCGATGTCTGGCTGGCAAAGGTTTACCGTGACGCAGAGGAGCTACGGAAACGCAGAGCCAACACAGAAGCATGGAGAAATGGCTTTTACGTGGCATCTGCGCTTTCCTCTACGGTTGGCAATATGTTCCGAAAGAAAGGGTCTAAGCCCATCAAGTACATGGATAGGCCGATTCCCCTTACCCAAAAGGAGAAAGACGAGTATGAATACCAACGCGCAGTTGAGGCGCAGGAGCGAATCAAGAGAATGATGTTCTCTGTGATGGAAAGTGATGGTGGTAGTGATGGCTGATGTTGATATTACGAGCTTATCCGTAGAGATTTCTGCGGAATCGCAGGGCGCAGAGCTTAATATCGACAAGCTCGCTACCGCCATTTCTAATTTGCGCACAAAGGGCAACGTCACAAAGGTTGTGAACAGCCTTGACAAGCTTGCAGGTTCCATTGCAACACTGAAACAGGCATCCGCTGGAATGTCCGGGCTGGACAAAATTACCAGCTTTCTAAATGGACTTTCCAACGTCAACCCGACCGCAAGCGCAAAAAGCATCAACACAGTCGTGAATGCAATCAAGAAGATTCCTACGGCTGTGTCTGGCTTGAACGGCGTGGACTTTTACTCCATGTCTGGAAGCATTACTCAGCTCACTAACGCTTTGGCCCCGCTGTCTATTCTGGACGCATCGAACCTTAAAGCTCTTGGCAGTGCTTTCAATGCAATCGGAAAGCTTCCTGACCTGACCGACAAGCTAAAAGCGACTGACCTTGATTCTTTTGCAAGTTCTTGCCAGAAGATTTCTACTGCCCTTACTCCTCTTGCATCTCAGCTCGACAAGGTAGGCAACGCTTTTGCAAAGCTCCCGCCGCAGTTAAGCAAGGTGGTCACACAGACAAACCGTGTGACTGCTGCCAACGAAAAGCAGCGCAAGAGCTATCTCAGTCTGTCCAATCAGATGAACGGCTTTATGCGGAACATGGCAAAGCTGGTTTCGTTGAAAGCTATCGCTGAGTATCTTGGCAACGCTGTTGCAAAGTTCAATGACTTCTACGAGGCAACAGACCTGTTTCATAATGCTATGGGCAATTTGAGCAGTGAAGCAGACACGCTCATTAGTAAGATGCAGGGATTGCTTGGCGTTGACCCGACCAAAGCAATGACTTACATGGCTACCATTCAGAGCTTGGGTACTTCGTTTGGTCTGACCAGCGACAAAGCATATATTCTGTCCAAGAATCTGACCCAGCTTGCCTATGACGAAGGTTCCTATTGGAACAAAAACGTTGCAGAGACCTTTACCGCAATGTCCTCCGCAATCTCTGGCGAGATTGAGCCTATTCGCCGTTTGGGCGTTGACCTGTCTCAGGCACGGTTGCAGCAGGAGCTTCTAGCCTTGGGCTTTAACAAGCAGGTTTCTAGTCTGTCTCAGGCGGATAAGGCGGTTCTGCGTTACATTGCCATTATGAAGCAGACTGCCAATGTGCAGGGCAACCTTGCACAGACCATCCAAAGCCCTGCGAACCAGATTAAGATTCTGAAAGCGCAGTTGGATATGTTGGCGAAGTCTGTGGGCTCTCTGCTTTACCCTGCCATGAAATCCATTCTTCCCCCGCTGATTGCCGCTGTCCAACTTATCCGAGAATTTGTCCAGTGGGTTGCAAAGCTGATGGGTGTGAAGGTCGTGTTCACTGATTTCACTAAAAGCGCTGACAGCGTTGGTGGCATCGGTGACGCAATGGATGACACGGCCGATTCGACAAAGAAAGCCGCCAAAGCCCTCAAGGACTACACGATGGGTTTTGATGAACTGAACATTATTGACCCCACTCAGGGAAGCTCCGGCTCTGGCGGCGGTACCTCTGCTGGAAACATTTTGGGCGATGTAGACCTGTCCGGCTACGATATGTTCAAGCAGTACAACGAAGAGTTTGCAAGGCAGATTGATGCTCTCAAGCAGAAAATCAAGGATATGCTCCCCATCATCGGCGCTGTCACTGCTGCGCTTGCATTGTGGAAAATTGTTGATTTTTTGACAGATGTTGCGACCGCAATCTCCAAAATGACTGACTTGCAAAAGCTGGCTCTTTCAATTGCGACTGTTGTTATTGAAGCTTCGTTGGTATTTAGTTTTGCAAAAGGATACGCATCTAGTGGAAACCCTCTTGAGCTTTTAGGCGAAGTGGTATCCGCCGCATTTGGCTCTTTTGTTCTTTGGCGCACAATGGGCGCGGATGGCATTACTCTTGGCATGGGTATCGCTTTTGTGGCAAGCCTTGCAGGTCTTACTTATGCGCTTGGTACCGGCGAAGCCAATCTTGGCGATGCAAGCACATGGGTTCAGGCTGCTTTAACAACGGCATTCGGCTCTATTACTGGTATCACACTACTTACCAATCTTGGGGTAGCTGCTGGTACAGCCGCAACGCTTTCTATCGGTCTTGCAGGTCTTATTACCTTTGCGGGAATCACATTCTCTCTTGGCGAAAAGCTGAAAGAATTTCCGGTTCTTAATACCATCATTGCTGCTTTGATGGGAATTTTTGGTGGCGTTGCTGGTGCTGGCGTTGCATTGCTTGTCGGCGCAAGCCTTCCTGTTGCCGGAGCCGTTGCTGCTGCCGGTGTCGGTATTGGCCTAGTTCTTCACTGGGCTGGTATCAAATGGGGCGCTAAAGAGAGCGGCGAAAAAACAGATGCTGCCGCAGAAGCCGACACTAAAATGCATTATGTCGAAAATGTTTTTGAGCAGCGTATTGAAGCCATAAAGCAAATTATCGTTACCAAGTGGAATGCGGCCATTGATTTTATGACTTCTCTTCCCGGAAAGGTTGGGAATATCATAAACAGCATTGGCGAGTGGTTCAACTCTCTTCCTGAAAAAATCGGCTATGCCCTTGGCTTTGCCGTCGGCAAAATCGGGGAGTGGGTTGGAAACATGGTTACTACTGTAACGACCGAAGTTCCAAAAATCGTTTCGTCTGTTGTTAAGTTTTTTGAAGAACTGCCGGGAAATATTTTGACTGCAATCCTAAAGACTGTTGACACTATTTCCGAATGGCGAGAGAGAATGGTGGCTTTCGTTGTTGTTGAAGTTCCAAAAATCATTTCGTCTATTGTCGGTGAGTTCAAAAAGCTTCCTGACGAATTAAGAAAACTTGGCAAATTCATCTGGGACGGCCTAATCAACGGTCTAAAAGATGCATGGAGTACCGTTACAAATGGTATTAAGAGTTTCACTGATGGTTTTATCAATGGTTTCAAGGACGCTCTTGGCATCCACTCCCCTTCCAAAGTTTTTGAACAGTTCGGTATCTACATCGACCAAGGCCTTGCAAACGGTATCACTGCAGCACTTCCTTACGTTGAACAGGCTATGACTAATCTGGCAAACGTTGTTCAGCAGAAGGGCAACGAGATGATTGACTATGGCACGACCACCGCAACGAATTTTGTTAATGGCTTCTTCAACGGTCTGGACAGTAAGTGGCAGGAGCTTGACTCCGGCTTGCAGAATGACTTCTTCGGCACGGTACAAAATCTTTGGAATGCTGTGCAGAACGGCGACCTAAAAACGCTTGGTACGACTACTGCTGCTATTATCTGGCAGGCGATGGGAGAGGAGAACCGAAATCAGGTAAAAGCGTACGCACAAAGCTTTATTTCCAATATTTCTGGCGTTTTAAAGGACGCATCTAAAACCCTGTTTAACGAAGCGTTAAAAGTTGGCAAGGTCATTTGGAGCGGCATCACAAGCAATTTTGGAAAAATCGTAAAGAGCGTTTCCAATCTTGGAACTACTATTTCTGCATCAATTAGCGCATTGAAGGTGCCTTTAGCCACTACTGGCACTGCAATCAGTCAAGGCCTTTTCGGTGGTCTTGTAAGCTCTTTCCCTGAAATTTTTGCCGCAATGGGTAGCTTGATTGGAACTGTTGGCTCTGCGTTTGTTGGCCTTCTTACTTCTATTGCCGGTGCGCTTTCGTCTACAGTTTTCGGCATTCCTGTAGCACTTATTGTGGGCGCAGCTGCAATTGCCTTAGGCGCTACAATTGCGGGCATTGTGGGTAATCTCGGTGGAAAATATTCAACCAGCAATTCTTCTTACGTCGGAACACCTGAATACAACGCTTCTACAGGTTCCACCACTTCTGCAAGTGGATACTACAGCAATACATCATCCGGGTCAACAAGCTCTTCCGATCTGCAAGGCGCGGTTTATAACGGCTGCTATAATGCGTTTCTTGATATTTTCCAGCGCTATGGTGACGAAATTACCGGCGGTAAGGAAGTCAGGCTGTTCATTGACGGAAAGCAGATTACTGCTTCGGTCGAAAAGCAGCAGGCTGATCGTGGAGTGCAAATCATGGGTACGGAAGTGTATAGCTATTAAGGAAGGGACGGTGAATTATGCAAGCTCTTGTATCAGTAAACGGCGTAGATTTGCCAGAGCCTTCCTCTTATAGCGCAACGACTTCAACCATCGTTGATTCTGGCCGAAACGTGCAAGGCAAGGTTGTTGGCTCTGTGGTTCGGCACGATGTTGCAAAAGTGGCTCTCAAGTGGAACTACCTTACCGCAAAACAATGGGCTTCCGTTATCGGCCCATTCACTACAAACTTTTATTGCACGGTACGATTTTACAATCAAGCAACAGCTTCTTATTCCACACGTCAGATGTATGTTTCCGATCGAACAGCCGGAATGTGGCGAAGGGGCCCAAACACCGGAAATGTGATGGGCTGGACGGATTGCTCTTTGAGCCTGGTTGAAGTCTAAAGGTGGTGATTTTATATGTCTGTGAAGCCGTCCGATAAGTGGCTTTCACAATATAATAATACGCTTGTACCCGAAACTTTTATTCAGATTACTTATCATGCAGCTGATGATGCGGCGCAAACGGACGCTATTGCAAGTTCGGGTTCGCAAACCGTGTTCAGTAACGCGGCATCCATCACTGATCTGGACATTTCCGTTTCCGGAAATTATGCGACTGCTGAAACTAATTTTTGGGTTTTGGATGGAAGTCTTGGTATCGTTCCGGATTCTGAACCGTATCAAGAATGCGGCTATGTAAGTGGTGATTGCGTATCAAGCTCCAATCATCCAACCATCACATTTTCTTTTAGTAAAAACCACGAAGAAAAAATACCGGGTCTGACAATCGTTTGGTCTGAAATTTTAAATGAATGGGCAAAATCATTTAAAGTTTCCGCTTACAAAGGAACCGCTCTTCTTTTGGAAAAGCAAATTGACAGCAACGATTCTGTCGAAACTTCAATTGAATTTGAAATCTCCAATTATGATTCGGTTATTATTGAAATTCTTGAATGGTGTATTCCAAACCGAAGAGCTCGTATCTCGCAAGTGGAATTTGGACAACGTGTGAAATTTAGCAAAACAGACCTTCTGTCGTATTCCCATAAATCAAAGCGAGACCCAATTTCCGGTCAACTTTCCAAGGATTCAATTTCTTTTTCTATTGATAACAGCGACCAAAAATGGAATCCTATCAACCCTGACGGTCTCTACAAGTATTTGTATGAACGCCAAGCTGTTTTTGTAAAGTATGGCATGGACTTGGACGGACAGACCGAATGGATTAACGGTGGAAAGTTTTACCTTTCCAGTTGGAGTATTCCTTCTAATGGCATTACCGCTTCCTTTGAAGCTCGCGATGCTTTGGCGTTTTTAATCGATTCACTATACACCGGAAGGAAAAGCGGAACTTTATACGAAATGTGTTATGACGCTTTGGAACTTCTTGATGTTTCCGGTATCAGTTATTACATCAACGAATCTTTGAAGGACTATACAACTGATTTTAGCAACGGAAATTCTTCGTATAAAAACGCTGATGTGTTACAGCTTTCTGCTAACGCAGCTGGTATGGCTTTGTATCAGACAAGAAACGGTGAGATTCGGATTGACCGGGTTCCATACCTTCCTGAAAACAAGTCCGACATTTATGAAATCACTGAAATCAATGATTATCAGTATCCGGAAATCACTTTTTCTAATAAATTAAAAAACATCTCTTACTCTCTAAATGGAGCTTCGTCATTGTATCCGAATGGCGCTACTGGCGATGGAGTTACGCAAAGTGTAAACAACGCGCTTATCTCTTCTTCCATCGTCTCCCAGCCAAAAAATGTTCTAACTGAAAGCTATAAAGTGCTTTCTAACCGTCGAAAAGCTACCCTGTCTTATCGTGCAAGCCCGCACAACGATGCTCTTGATTTTGTCAAGCTCAATCATCAGTTCGGATATTCTTCTAACTTGTTGATTACTGACGTTTCTTACACGTTTAATGGCAGCTTCAAGGGCTCCGTTACCGGGTATATGATTGAAGATGTTGATTCGTTACAAATCGACGCTTCTGAGATTTACTTACATCCTTCCGACACGATTACGCTCACTGCGACGCTTACTCCTGCATCTGCCGATTCCCCTGTTATTGTTTGGAATGCATCTCCTGCCGGTATCGTTGAACTGAATGTCATCAAGAACGAACGCGGCATATCTGTCTGCAACGTTACGTATTTACACAGCGGAAATGCAACGATTACAGCTACAGTTGCGAGCCTTTCTGCTTCTTGCAACGCTACTACGATTGCGGACGAGATTTCTAACCTCAAAGAAGGCGATACCGTTTATATCTCCGTCGCTGGCGTTTATACTGCTTTTCTTGTTTCAAAACATAATTACGAACCGGAATTAAATGGCAAAGGGAGAACGCTTCTTGCTCTTAAAGACGCGAAAACAGAAAACATTGCGTGGGATAGTAAAATGACAACTCCCGCAGAGTATTCGACCAGCAGTATTGATGCCTTATTGAACGGAAACATAAAAAATTCTTTTTCTGATTTCATGCAGAAAAAAATCGGCAAAACTACTTTTTATTATACCCCAGCGTTCAAAAAAAATGATTCTAACAATTACGTACCTTCTGCTGTGTCTACTCTATCTCGCAGTATATTTTTACCTTCCGCAAAAGAAATATACTACGGATTTCCTGATAACAGTAGTTCTATTAATGAAATTTGGGGTTATGGATGCAACGTAGAAGGAAGCCCGCTCCCTACAGCAAAAGAACTTCTGAGAAATCCTTTTTTTATGATCGGAGACGATTACAGCCCGTATGAGCAGTGGACGAGAACTCCCGTTACCCATCTTGAATATTGGGGCATGGGCCCTTCTGTTGGGGATATCTATTATCGTTCTATCGTTGTTTCAAAGTATTTGGACAGAGCACATCTTGGCAGTTATGATGACGAAGACGAATTATTTTTTTATGACTGTATCGGTTCTGGCAACGATGGCCGCAAGTGCTATCATTACATGTTTACCGTTCCGAGCAATTTGCCTATCGGGTATCAAAACAGAGTTGAGGAAGAATAATTTATGGCTCGTTGGATTACAGACCGCACGCAATCAGATGTTGACCGCGTGAAAGAAATTACCGCAAAGGCAAGAACAGGCACGTGGACAAAAGCCGAACAATCGGAATGGCTTGCCGGAATGAAGGGCGCTTTAAGCTATACGGATTTTAACCGCATAGAATCCGGCATTCAAGAGCTTGGCTCCATTGTTGGCGCGTCTGTTTCTGTTCGGACTGATTGGACAGTCGATGGATATATGAAAGTCTCCGATGCAACACGTTGGCTTTCCAACATCAACTCCATTCGTGCTAAATGCTCTGGCCCATCTGGTATTGTAGATACGCCAGAAAGCATGAATAAACTCGATTTTTCAACGATGAATCAAATCGAGCAAATTTTGTTCGACATTGAAACGCTTGCTAAAACATACGTTACGTTTTCCGGTGAATACATGACAGGAGATGGACAATATGGTTTTTGAAGACCGTGTGGCGAAATATCCGGGTCGGTGGACAATGGTAAAATCGGATGGAACATCCGAAATTGTCACTCTTATCCGAAATGACGAGCCAACAAAAGAAGGAACGCCAATCAATGCATCCACTTTAAACGAGCTGAGTACTGTTGCGGGCGCAATTAACGCAAAGGAAGAAGCCGTTTCGGCTGCATCTATCGCAAATTCCGCTTCCACCAGCGCAGCCCAAAGCGCACAGTCAGCATCCGCAGACGCAAAGAGCGCGGGAAGTTCTGCCGCTTCTGCCAAAGCTGAAGCGGACAGGGCTGCGGCTATTGTACGCACCGATAAGACGCTAAGCGTCGAGGGCGCTCCGGCTGACGCAAAAGCTGTTGGCGACGCGATAAAAGGCATCAAGCTCCCTATTGCCACCGCAACCACGCTGGGCGGTGTGAAGGTGGGCAGCGGTCTGACGGTCGATGCGGACGGAACGCTTTCTGCGGACAGCGCTTTGGCAGCCTACCCCGTGGGCAGTATTTTTCAAACAGTCAGCACTACCAGCCCCGCCGCCCTGTTTGGCGGCACATGGGAGCAGATCGCATTTAACCGCGTGCTGATGGGTGCTGGCACAGGCTACACAGCGGGAAGCACGGTGGAGGCCGGACTGCCGAACATCACAGGCAGCTTTACAACAAAATCAACAGACGTAGGTGGGTCTCCCTTTAGTGGTGATGCTAACGTACTTTCCGCTAATGGTTCTCTGGCTTTTAGTGAAAAGAGCACTAGTTATGGCGGTTACACTGGACATTCTGGAAGCCAATATAATATTCAATTTGATGCTTCTCGCTCGAATCCTATCTACGGCCGCAGCTATACCGTGCAGCCCGCCGCATACTATGTGCACATCTGGCGGCGCGTGGCCTGAGAAAGGAGGTTTTGAACTATGAAGATCATTGACGAGACCGGCGCGGTCGTGGAAAACCCCGACCTGACACTGGGCTATCTGACAGCTGACGCTGAAGAAGTCACCCACCCCGCCGTAGAGGGCGTGGAGGAACAGTGGCACTGGGAGACCGTGACCGAGTATCCAAACGGTGGCAAGGACGTACAGAAAATCATCGACCGTCCCGGCGTTCAGGCGCAGGAGGAATGGGTGGAACAGGTGCCGGTGCAGAGATACATCCGCTACACCGCCGAAGAGCTGGCCGCGCAGGAAGAAGAGCGCAAAAAGGCCGAAGCCTGGAAGAAGCTGCCGGAGACGGTGGCGGCACTGCAAAAAGAAAACGAGATGCTCAAGCAATGCTTGCTTGAAATGAGCGAGATTGTTTATGCATAAAATCACACAAAAATTAGAAAGGTTGGTACGTATGATGGCTAAGTTGTGGGCACAGGAAATTATGTTCGCTGAGACTATGGAGGACGCAAAGGCTCTGTATGAGCGCTGCCCCCGCCTGCTGAAGGAGAAGGTCAAGGCACTGCTCATCAAGAGCGGCTTTGAGGAGATCACGCAGTAAGGAGGACGCTATGGCTGAAATCATGGATGTATCCCGATATCAGGGCACGATCAACTGGGACAAGGCCAAGGCGAGCGGAAAAGTGGACGGCGTGATGATTCGCGCCATGGGCAACAGCGCAGCGGGCAGGCCCAGTGCGCCCTACACTGACCCGCAGTTTTCCCGCAATTACAGCGAGTGCAAGCGGCTGGGCATCCCCTGCGGCGTGTATGGCTATTTCAAGGCAGTCAACCGGGAGCAGGCTGACAAGGAGCTGGCCTACTTCAAGAAGCTGCTCACCGGCCGGAGCTTTGAGCTGCCTGTGGCGGTGGACATCGAGGACGAGGTGCAGAAGCCGCTGGGCAAGGCCGCGCTGACCGACCTGACAGCTTACATGCTGAGCACGGTGGAAAGCTGGGGCGTGTACGCTCTGCTTTACACCGGCTTGTGGTTTGGCAGCACCTTCCTGTACATGGGCGGCGCGGCGCTGAAGCCCTTTGACGTGTGGCTGGCTGCCTACCGCACGAAGAAGCCCGCCCCCGGCTGGCCCTTTGGCATGTGGCAGTACACCAGCACGGCACATATCCCGGGCGTTGTGGATGCCATTCCGGGCAAAGTCACCAACGTGGATATGTCCCACGCATACAAGGACTATGCGGGTATCATCAGCAAGAAGGGCCTGACCCGTCTCCGGGAGGGTAAATGACCGAAAAAGAAGCTTTACTGTGGGTGCTGGGCATCTTGGGCAGCCTGTGCGCTGCGGCCATCACCATCGACAAGGTGTTGGACATCATCCACAAGTACGTCAAAAAGGCACAGGCCCCAGACGATGCGCAGAACAAGCGAATGGATACGATCGAAAAAAGACTTGGCGTGCTGGAACAGGGACAGCTTCAGCACGCACAGGCCCTTGCAAGAGACCTGCGCCGCTTTGACGGCCTCGATGAAGAAATGCGTCTCGTACTCGTTGGCGTACAAAATCTTTTGGATTCGCAGCTGTCCGGAAATAACCGCGAAGGTATGCAAAAAAGTAAATCCGATATTAACAACTACCTGCTGAAAGGAGTAACAAATCATGGAAGCAATGTTTAACTTTATCCCCGCACCCATCGCACTGGTACTGATGTTCATCGGCTTTGCTGCGCTGGCCGTTGGTGCCATCCGGCTGGGTTACAAGCAGTACGTCAAGCAGTGGGCGCTGGAGCTCGTGACCATCGCCGAGGACAGCATCATGGGCAGCGGTCAGGGCGCAAAGAAAAAGGCACAGGTCTTTGCCACACTGCGCGGCGCACTGCCGGACTGGCTGAAGCCTTTTATCACCGATGAAGTGCTGGACAGCGTGATCGAAAAGGCTGTCAGCATGATGAAAAAGGCACTGGAAAGCAAGAAGCCTACCATCAACAAGGAGTAATTTATGATCGAGCAAAGCGTATCTCTCGCATCCAATGGCGTCGTCAAAGTGCCGGGCTATGAGCAGCTGGTGCGCTTTGGCTACACCAAGAACCGGGGCGTGTACCGCCTGCACGTCGATGCAACCGGCGAGTGGGAAGGGCTGACTATCCGCTGCTTCTGGCACGTGCCGGACGGCAAAGATCCGTCATCCTCGTTGGTGGTGGACGGCTATGTGGACGTGCCCGCCAGCGTGACCGCACAGCCCGGGAGCGGGTGCATCACCTTTGAGGGCAGCGACGGCACTAAGACCGTCACCAGCGCAGACCTGCGGTATCGTGTCAGTGCCAACTCCGGCACAGAGGACGGCACCATGCCGGAACCGGGCACCCCTGCATGGCAGCAGTTGGTGGATGCCGTGCACACCGATGCCACCGCCGCAGAGCAAGCCAAGACCGATGCACAGACCGCAGCACAGCAAGCCGCTGACAGTGCGGGCAACGCAGACCAGAGCGCTCAGGAAGCCGCCGACAGTCTGCAAGAGCTGAAGGACGGCATCGCAAGCGGCGATTTCAAAGGCGAGAAAGGTGACAAGGGCGACACTGGCCCCATTGGCCCGGTCGGCCCGCAGGGTGAGCAAGGCCCTCAAGGCCCCACAGGTGCTACGGGCAACACTGGCCCACAGGGCGAAAAAGGTGATACCGGCCCGCAAGGCCCTAAAGGAGAGACCGGCCCTGCCGTAGCGCTGGATACCACCCTCACCCATGAGAGCGAGGCCGCTGACGCAAAAGCCGCAGGTGACGCGATCAGCGCAGTCAAGGCCCGGCAGAACATCCTTATCGGCACGGAGACAGGCAACCCGCTCAGCGTTGACGATGCGTTCTCTGCGCCCCTGTGCGGCCTGACCGTGTACGGTAAGAGCACTCAGGACGGCACACCCACGCCGGATGCCCCTGTGCCTATCGTGAGCGCTGGTGACGGCGGGACGATTGCAGTGACCTTGGGTGATGGGGGCGGTAAAGTGCAAACTCTCACGCTGCTCACTCCCAACGGCTTGCCCGGCATCCCTGTCACCTCCGGCGGCAACTACACTGACCAAAGCGGCCAGCAGTGGGTGTGCGACGAGGTGGACTTGGAAAGGGGTGTAAAGGTACAGAGGGTGAACGCTGTAGACTTGTCAACCTGTGTAATTACAGGTTCCACTAACCTTGCGGCAACAAAACGACTTGCGATTCGGTTGCCACTCAAAGGTAAAGATTATACAGCAAAAGCCCTATGCAATAGATTGCCATATTTCGTTTCGTTTACTAGCGATACCATTCACTTTTATGTAGACACAAACAATGCGCAGGTTTTTATTCCCATTGGCGCTAAAAACCCGGAAGAAGGAGAATACATTTTATTCTACATTCTCGACGATCCCATCGAAACTCCGCTCACCCCTGCTGAAATTGCCGCCTACAAAGCGCTCACAATGTGCGGCCCTGACACGGTGGTGCAGGCTGGTGACGGTGCTGGGGTCAAGCTGGACTACCAGCGGGACGTAAACATCGCCATCAAACGCATTGAGGACGCAGTAGCGTCCATGACAACGACCTAAAGGAGGACACATGGCTATCAAAAGCAAAGCCCGACACGACCTGACCCTGCGCTCCATCAAGCGGGAAATCGCCGCAGGACGCGACGTGGCATACTGGCTGGACAAAGCGTACACCCATCTGGACAGCGGCCTGCTGACGGAGGACGACATCGCAGAGGTGGAAGCCCTTGCGCAAGCGTACTACGATGCACTGGACGCTAAAGACAAGGCGAACGCTGAGGAAATCACGCAGTAAGGAGACAAAAATGTTTCATTATCACTACATCAAAGTCATTGCTGATTCCGAAAACATGAGTACGAAAGAAATCACTTCTATTCTGCAAAAATATTTTGCAAAACAGAACGATGGTTTTTACCTCGAAATCGACTTGGATAATCATGCCGCTGATTTCGATGGTAGCGGAAAATGGCTCATGCGGTTGGAAGGAAATATTTTGTGGCTAAATGGCGAATACGTTGCGCTCAGCGGTGTGCAGCAAAACAGCCCGGACGATAGCTGTATCGTCAAAATTTCCGCAATTCGTTATCTCATTGTTCACAATAAGGAGTGATAGCATGACAAGCACTACATACCGCCATCTCGGTGACGTCAACAAAATGTACGCCGCACAAGAACAATTTCGTGACCTTACGAAAATGGTCTGCGCACGTTTTCGTGACCTCACGAAAACATACCATCTCGGCAACGTCACCGTAATGGTGCGCAACGCTGGACAGCTGCCGCAGCCTTTCTGGCTCGGCGCTGCCTGTGGCGGCGGCTCGCATAGTCTTTCCGCCAGCGTTGCAAGGGCTTAATGCAGAACAGATAAAAGCTGTGATAAAACGTGCGCCGCTTGGGAGGTATGACCGGAAAATCGCCCGGTTGCGGTACGTTGACCAGCTATGCCAAGTTGATATTGCAGCGCGTGTGCCGTATTGTCGGACATCAATCGGCAATAGGCTGAAAATTATTGATAAAATTCTGGATGTGTGATATACTATGTATGCGAGGCCGTACTGGTGTACACCCAGTGACGGCATAGTGTACAGGAAGCCAGCGGAAGAACGTTTACCCGCTGGCTTTTCTTTTTGCACGGATTGTGGTATAATAATCTCAACAAATCCACCCGGCCTCTCGAAGAAGCGCATTAGGGTGGATATTTGAAAGGCTGCGGCCTTTGTAGAGAGCGGCATTGCCTGTGGGCGGTTCCGCTCTTGATTTTAGACTTAGCCGTTTTGGCGGCATAAAACCCCCGGTGTTCCGTTTGGAGCATCGGGGGTTTTTATTTATATACAATTTTTCAAGCGCTCATGCGGATTTTTCCGTGTGGGCGCTTTTCTTTTTTGTCCTTCGTTGTGCGTTCGTTGTCTCTCGGTTTCTGCCGATGCAGTACACTGGTTGCACAAGGAGGGATGTATTATGAGCTATTATCCGGCATCCGGAGCGCCCTACGTTCCGCAACAGCCTGTCAATCCTTACGGCGGCATGGGCACAGTTGGACTTGCCACTCCCCTGCCGAACACGCAGATGCAACAGGCGCAGCCGCAGCGTCCGCAGCCGATGAATGGGCAGCAGCCTGTTCAGCAGTCGGCACAAGATGGCGGCTGGTTGCTTGGCAGACCTGTTTCCAGCAGGGAAGAATTTTTGGCGATACCGTCTGACCTGTACGGCAGACCGACCTACTGCCCGGACTTGCGCAGTGGCGTGATCTACTGCAAGCGGCTCAATCCGGACACCTGCGAATCCTATGTGCAGGAGTTCTACAGCCCGGAAGCGTGGAGGCAAATGCAAGCACAACAGGCACAGCAAACCGCTGCACCGACACAGCAGTATGTGCCTATTGAACAGTACAACGCCCTTGTGCATCGGCTGGACGAACTGGAAAAGTGGCAGAAAAGCTTTTCTAAGCCCGCTGCCACCGCTAAGAAAGGAGAATAAGCGATGCCCTCTCCGTTTGATATGATTACTCACAGCCCTATCATGCAGCTTGCAAACCTTGCTCGTGCCGGACAAAACCCGATGGGTCTTATCCAGCAGCTGGGTGGGCAGAGCGCCCCCATTATGCAGGGCTTGAACCTGATTCAGGGCAAGAACGAAGCACAGCTCCGAACGATGGCGCAGAACCTCGCCAAAGAGCGCGGCATCGACCTGAACCAGCTGGCAAGCGTCCTGAATTTGACGCTTCCGAAGTGAGGAGACTTTGCGATGGATGATTTTGAAAACAGCCATTCCGAAAAAGATTTTGACATCAACAATCTGTGTGGCGATGACAAAATATGGGTTCCTTTAATGCTTGGCTTCATTTTCGGTGCTGCCAGCAAAAATTGGGATGACTCAAAAGATAAAAAAGACAACCCTCCGAGCTGACTTAACAACCCTAAAATAAGCATCTCTCTAAGCGAAACGCTTCTCAGTTTTGCGGACTTGACAAAAACCGCTTTTGTTTGGCTTCGCCCATCGCATACGGCGGTGGGATAGCATAACGCAAAACTGAAAGGAGTTTTGTTATGGACGATTTTGCAACTGGCTATCTGGCTGGGCAGGACGGCGGCAATAACAACGGCGGGTTCTTCGGCAACGAAGGTCTGTGGGCGGTTATCATCCTCGCCATCATCTTCGGCTGGGGCAACTACGGCAACGGGCGCAACGGCAGCGACAACGGTATGGCGAGCTACATCCCCTATCTGGTCGGCACTGGCGCAACCGGGCAGGGCGGCAACGACACCCGCGCGGCTCTGTCTGAGGGCTTCTACCAGCAGGATACCTCCCGCTCTCTGGCGGGCATCCAGAGCGGTATCTGCTCTCTGGGCTATGACCAGCTGGCACAGATGAACGGCGTCAACACCAACATTGCAAACGGCTTTGCTGGCGTGAACAGCGCCATCTGTCAGCTTGGCTACCAGAACGCACAGCTGGTAAACGGCCTGGAACGCAGCGTGTCCAACGGCGACAACGCCATCAGCCTTGCCATCATGCAGGAGGGCAACGCACGGCAGGCGGGCCAGACCGCTATCCAGACGCAGCTTGCATCTTGCTGCTGCGAGAACAAGCAGCTCATCGGCGACCTGAAGTACACCATTGCACAGCAGGACTGCGCTACCCGTCAGGCCATCGCAGACAACGCCCGCGCCATCGTGGACAACTGCAACGCCAACTTCCGTAGCATGATGGACTACTTCACGCAGGACAAGATTGCCACTCTGACCGCTGAGAACCAGAGCCTGAAGTTCGCGGCTTCTCAGGATCGTCAGAATGCACTTCTGACCACCGTGATGTCTCAGCAGACCGACACCATCCTGAACCGGGTTAATCCTCGTCCGATTCCCGCTTATCAGGTGGCAAACCCCAACGCGGGCGTGAACTGCTGCGGCTGCTGATAACCAACACTCCCCGATAACACCGGGTGAACCATCGGGGCAGGGGTAAGACACCTCTGCCCCTGATTTTTTAGGAGGAAAACATTATGGCTTGCAAAACAAGCTGCAAACTCTGCCCCCATCTGGTCTTGAGCCAGTCTGTGACGTTCGCCAATGACACATTGACCATCAACATCCCTGCTGGCGCATACCAGAACGGAGAGAAGTATTGCATCGTGGTTGCCCAGAGCATCCCAGACACGACCACCATCAACGCCCCTGTTGTCATTACCATTGGAGCAGGAACGACCGCATACCCTCTGACCGACTGCAACTGCGCTCAGGCAACCGCCGAGAGCATCCACACTCGCACTCGTTACGCTACCCGTGTGGCAACGTCTGCAACCGGCACCGGCACGTTCAAGTATCTTGGCTGCTTCTGCCGCTCCCACGCTGGTGCGCCCGCGTCCATTTCTTGAGGAGGTATAGATTATGGGCAAGACTAATTTTCGCCGCATGATGATGCTCCGTGACCACGACAAAAACCGTGAGCCGGAACGTGACCGCCTTGAGGAAGAGCGTGACCGCAGGGAGCGTGAGATGGAACGCCGTCTGCGCAAGCTGGAAGGTGGCAACGACCGCTATCCCTATTATCCGCAAGAGGAGAACCGTTATATCGACCCCTACCCTATCCCCCGCTACCCTGACGTAGAGAATGGACGCAGAATGCCGCAAATCGGCTTCTCGCAGAACGGAGACTGGGACAAGCGGTCTGGTCAGTATGAACGTGGTGGTGCGGACAGTCGCTCCATCAAGATGCCGCGCCAGCACCTCACCCACGATGAAGCGGAGGAATGGTGTGACAGCATGGTGAACGCTGACGGCACAAAGGGCTGTCACTGGACGTTGGAACAGACGCAGGACGTTGCGAAACAGCGCAATATCACCTGTGACCCGAATGATTTCTGGGCAGTCATGAACATGATGTACTCGGATTATTGTCAGGTCGCAAAGCGTCAGTCCGTTGACACTCCGGGCTTCTACGCTGACATGGCAAAGGCGTTCCTTGAGGACACGGATGCCGTAGATGGCAAGGCGTATCTCTACTGGGATTGCATTGCTGATAAGTAAAACGAACCCCCTGTGTAACCACTAATGGCTACGCAGGGGTGTTTTTCGCTTATCGGATTGTCGTTATTCCTCTATCTTTCATATACTCGATAAAATCTTCTGCTGGCATTCTCTCTGAAAGTTCTTTCATTGTGTATTGGCGTTTTTCCTCAACCCAATGCTTCTTTTCTTCGATACCAGACAAATCGTGGACTGTATACCATTGTGTTTTTGAACTATCAAGTCCATTTGAAAGAAATTGAACCTTAAACCAATCTGGACGCTTTCTTCGTTCAAACCAATTCAATTCGGAAAATTTTATCCATGCAATGTTTTTATAATTTCCTTCTTTTTGCCCTTTGCTCTTAAAATCATCTTTTATTTTCTTTAATCTAAAATAATAGGTTTCAACGCATTGGTTTGGCATATATCTTATACGCCAATCTTTATCCCGAAAGACCATCTTACCTTCGTATGTGTTACCGCCTGTCCCATTGAGATACCAGTGTAATTCGTAGTGCCCTAACACTTTTTGTTCCATGTCGTCCACCATTTCAATATTTCACAGGCGGTTCAGGCAACGGCATCCAGTATGTTATGTTATGGATTCTGCCCTCGTCATCCCGCCACTCTTTGAACTGCTCATCGTAATTTGCTATAACAATATCGAAGGTAGATTCATCAAATCCGATAACACGCGGGTCTGTATCTCCCGGAACACTATTCTTTGCACAAATCCACGGGCTTGATATTGGCACGTTTGATACATCGTAAGCACAATACCCAATGCACTGCGGATTGCCGTACTTCTTCATGTAATCTTCATTTCCGATTCGAGCCGCACAAACCATGTGGACATTTTTCCAACCGACACGGTCATCGTCCGTTGATTCGCTGTCGATAATAATATCTTCGGGGTCTAGTACTTTTCTTCCGATTGCAAGATTCCAGTTATTTGCAACATACCATTTCATTTGCCATTCATTCAGAAAAGTTCTTGCTTCTTTCATGGCATCTGCCAAAGAACCACGATGAGGTCTATAAACAATCATACGTCAATCCTCCAAAAAATCTTCCAGCTCAATCTTTCCCTCTGCCGCTGCAACCGCCAGAGCGTAAACGAACTGTCCAATCGTCATTCCATGCCGTCTTGCTTCACGGTTGATATACTTGCGTTCTTCCTCGCTCATAAGGATGGTAATGCGCTTTGAACGCTTGCCATCGCCGCTTGCAACGCCCTGATGCGATTCCGGCATCGGGATTTTTTTCTTTGTCAAGCCAGCTTCAGCTAGTGCGCTGGGAACATCGCCTTGTTCGATAAGACGTTGAACTTCCTTCGCCTGTTTCAGCTTCTTTGGCTTACTTTCGCTTACTACGGCTTGCTTCGGCTTAATACAGCTTAACTGTGCTTCATTAGGCTGTGCATGGCTGTCTGTGGCTTCACTGGGCTTAATCGGTGCTTGTTCGGCTTCGTTCGGCTTTGCTTGGCTTACTTCTTCTTCCTTTGGCTCACTTCGGCTTAATGTCTGCTCCGAAAAAATAGGCTGAAAATCAAACCCGCCAAGCAAGCCTGATGATTTTTTGCTGGTTGATTTCATCAGCCTTCACCTCCGACAATATGTTGCGCCAACGCCTTGAAATCCTCTGCGCTAGTACTCTTTGCCGTGTCGCCACTAAACAGGCTGTGACGCTCTGCCTGCGCCTTACGAACGCCCATAGACGGTCTAATCTTCACGTCCAGTAGCGTTGTCCCCATATTCTGTGCAATCACAGGAAGCTGCTCCACAACCTCTTTGGACAGATTCTCCCGGCTCTTGTACTGGTTCAGAAGCAGACCTTCAATCTTCAAAGTCGGATTGAAGTATCTGCGAACATCGCCGATGGTCTGCGAAAGCTGGCTCAAACCAGCCAGTGCGTAACGGTCTGCTGTGATGGGCACGATGATGCTGTTGGCGGCGATCAGCGCGTTCACAAGCGCAAGACCAAGCTGTGGGGGAGTGTCCAGCACAATGTAATCGTACTGCCCGGACACGCTTTCAAGGGCTTCTCGCAGCCGGAAGTTCTTGCCCATGTCCCGGACAAGCTGCTCATCAATGTCCTTCAATGCGCTGTCGGACGGCAGAATGTCACCAGCTTCGCAGTGCTGGATTCCTTCCTCTACCGTGCCTTGTCGGGTCATCACATCGAACAGGGTACATACGTCCTCTGTCTGTGCGCCGTAAGTGTCCGTTGCATTGCACTGGGCATCACAGTCCACCAGCAGGACTTTCTTGCCAAGCAACTGCAACGCACCAGCCAAACAGGTGCTTGTGGTGGTCTTTCCTGTGCCGCCCTTCTGATTAGCGACAGCTATGATTTTTGCCATTTTATCACTCTTTCTTTATTTCAAATAATATTTTGGGGCATCTTTCATGAGGAGCAAAACTATATTTCCAAATCGTTTATGTGCTTCTTCAAGAATCTTGTCTTCCAAAACTCTTATATTTTGGCAACCAGATTCCACTGAAAATTCATAAAGAATCGACTTTATCGGCAATCTCCCTTCTTTTTCTCTCCATTCATAAATTTCGTTACATAAAGATATTATTTTGTCGCTATCCTGCTTCTTTATATAAGTCTCCACTGCCCCTATGGTCATATTTATCTCCTTTCTACTTTTTCTACCTATTCTGCATAATGTGCTACATCTGACTACTTTTGCAATGCTTCAATGGAATAGAACGCTGGCATATATCTGTCTACGATACCTGCTTTGTCCACGCTTCTAATCAGATAACCAACAGGTCTGCCAGGGAACGGAGACCTATCCAAAGACAAAATATCCTTATACGCAGCCTTTACCGTGTCGTAAACCGCTTCTCTGCGTCTTGGCAGCTTGATTTCTGGATGCTCTTTCTTCATCCATTTCTCAACTACTTTCGCCACATCAATGCAGTCCTGCTTTTCCAGTTCGTCACACACAGACCAGTCAAAATCCTCGTATCCGCTTCTGCGGGGCTTTTTGGCGGCTTTTTGAGGTTCGTTCAACACTTCGCTTGCCTGTGCTTCAATCAACTTCTCAGACGCTTTAATTTTTGGCTTAAACTTGACTGCCACAGCTTTTCGTGCTACAAGGACTGGCTCGTAGGTCACAACAATGTCAGACACATCATTGATTTCGTCCACCGCAACGTCAAGCACTCGTTTACGAAGGTTCTTGTAAACATCGTAGCTAGCTTCCATTGCGCCAAGCTGTTCTCTTAACTTCTTTAAGCTGATTTCATGCGGTTTGTTGTCCATATTCAACCAATCCCGAAGAATCGAGTAAAGCAAGATGCTGTATTGTGACTTCATTCGTGACGTGTAACGCAGCCGATAACGGACATATCCGCTTTCAGCAATGTCGAAAAAGATAGAGCGCAGGTCAGGATTGCAGGTGATTGCCACGACGTAAGACCTTGTTTCTGGTACATAGTCCAGTTTTGCCCTCGTGAATAGGACAAAACTTTCAAATGTTCCTTTCTCTTTGTCAATAGGAATCGAAACCGTATTGCCCAAAAAGTGCTTGATCTGCGGCTCAACCCTTCTTGCATCAAGGCTTTTCAGCCCAAGAAGCTCCCTATATTCCGCCAAAGTAAACTCCACACGGCTGCTGCTTGGGTCTCTCGGATTTATTCTTGATAGGTAAACCTCCAACAACCGAAGTTCTCCTGCGGTGTAGTCCCTGAACTTCGCCCAAACAAGAGATTTGCTTTTCTCGACAAGGTTGTTGTCTGATATTTTTGGCATCTGCTCACTTCCTTTAATGGTCTGAAAACAGTATATCACGAATAGGGGGACGTGTCAACCATTTTGTCCCCCATGGCTTGTCTTTTTGTCCCCCATATCCTCGTCATTTCGTCCCCCATGACTTGTCAAAACGTCCCCCATGCTTTGTCATTTCGTCCCCCATCTACATATTATATATTAAACAAGAAATAAACAAGAGGTTAAATATCATCGTTAAATAGTCGATGACGATAATTTTCAACAAATTCTTTATTTTTCCATTTCAGTTTGTTGATAACTCAAGCCGTCACTTGCTGAATAAGACTGTATCGGTGGTGAAGCGACCTTCCATTAGCCATGCCAAACGTGGACGGATTGTGGATAGGTGTACAAAAAGTGGATGAAAAACTTTTAATTCAATGCTATGGGGGACGGATTGACAAGTCGACCAATCACAGGCAATAGATTGACGATAATTCGCTATTTATTCCGCGCGAATGCTGTCGATTTACAGCCTATGGGGGACGGATTGACAAGGTAAATTTGCCAGATAGGTGTACAAAAAGTGGATGAACTTGAACAAAATGTTCTTCAAAAACTTCGATAATTCGACAATCAGCCGCTTATATTATTTGGATTCACGGTATAGGAATCGTTGGACTTCATAGCGGCTTCTGTTCCAGCATCCTGCGCTTGATAGAGAATCTCCATCTTTGGGGCGGTTCCGTCCGGGTCTGGGTCTGTTCCGGTGGCCTGTGCCATCTCATAGCTACCAGACACCATCCGGCAGACAGCGACCCTGTCCTTGAGCGGTGTGTGGAGGTTTGCCAGAATCTCCGTCAGCACGCCGATGTGGTCTGAGCCGTGATCTCCGTACCGGATGTATAACAAGGCATCTATCTCATAGGAGGAACACTCCATCATAGCATCTATGAGAATCCGCCGTTTCTCCAAATCGGAAAGGTCATCTTCCAGATGTTCCAGCAGTCCCGGATGAATGCAAGCGTCCATGTATCGAGCCACCGATACGCCGCAGCAGGTGAACCAGCGCATAGCCATCGGAAGGGAGATGGCTGCCAGACCTTGCTCCCAATTTGCTATCGTGCCACGATTTACGCCCATTTTTGCCGCCAACTTCTGCTGGCTCAAGCCGGAACGCATTCGAGCTATCTCTAACGCTTTGGCTGTTCTTACTAAATATTCATCCATAAATTCTCACCCTTTCAACAAAATCCGGCAAAACTGCCGGGTTCGACAAGCCAAAAAATGGAAAAAGCTGCTATGGAGAACCAACAGCAGCCTATGTTATAACTGTACCATCGAAAAAAACAATCAAAACAGGAGGTAACAACATGATTATCATTGACGGAATGCCCGCATCTGAGCCGAACGAAAACAAAACGCCGAAACCGTGGGAGGAAAGCTAATGAACCGAACCGCAGATGTTCTGATTATTCCATACGTTCGCAAGCGGACTCTGGAGCTTGTCCTGAGCCTTTCTGGGTACGAAGCTGATAAAGATGCTTACCTCGAAGCAAAAGGCATCTTAGAACGCGCCATAGCTGCCTTGGACGATGGGCGCGACCCGGCAGATAGCATCGAACGCATTGACGGACAGCTTGTGGAACTGTGAAAGGAGAAGAAGATGGACTTTACAAATGGATTCTATAAAGCCGAAAACCCTGTTGTTCTTGAAGAGGTGAAAACTTTCCTTCAGTCAATGGAACGGCGCGGAGCAACAGTCAAAGACTTGGACGATGCCATTGTGCAGCTAAACAATGTTTCGCACAGCATCAGCACAAACGCTCTCGTCAAAGCAGATGTGCTGGACAAGTTACCTGAAAACCCTTTTCGTTCTATGCTCAACGGGATGTTACAAAGCAAAGGGTAACTTAAACTTAATGTGGCTCTTAATCATTGTCATTGCAATTTTTGGCTTCCCTGATGTGAAGTAATGGATGCAAAGAAAACGTTCAATTTTTACGAAGTTGTTTAAAATACATTGACTTGACAACTAAAAGGTGTATAATCATATCAAATGAACGTCCGTACTTACCGATCGGGAGGATATGCCACAATGAGTGAACAGGAAAGAGCCAAGATTGACCGATTTATTGCATGGCTGCTGGAACACCCTGAAAAGATTCCAGCAGCGGAACAAGCACTAGACCTAGAATAACAGAAAACCCCTTGCGCAGAGCTACACCAGCCCGGCACAAGGGGTTCTTTTATTTTACCGGGCATGAACGTCACATCTTCTCGATCAGGTTCATCAGAGCTTCACGCTGCTCCTTCGGCATGGACTCAAGTTTTTTTCTAATCCGCTCTACTGCTGCATCGACTTCACTTTGCGGCTGCTGGGGCGGGCTTTCTTTTTGATTGCCAGTAAGAAGGTAGTCCACCGATACGTTGAAGTAGGCTGCAATTTTAGAAAGAACCTCTGCGGACAGGCTTTTTGTTCTCCCGGCTTTCAGCTCGGAAAGAAAACTACGGCGAATACCGATGTTGGCACAAAGAGTTCCGTCTTTGATTCCCTCTTTTTCACAGAGTGCATGGATGTTGCTGTACAAGTCCGACATAAGAACACTCCCATATTTGTGCAAGTATACAAATGCACAGAATTTTGTACAAAAGAGTTGACTTGTACAGATGCCTGTACTATAATACAGACATAAGCAGTACAGAACACTGTACAATATGAACTCTCTACACCATTATATTAGTACAGTTTTCCGTACTTGTCAATAGATTTTAGCAAATGGAGGTGGAATTTTGAAAGAAAACTTCCGTTCTGGCTTTGAGCTGGAAGTGAAGATGAAGCTGTTGCAGCGAGGTATGAAGCAAACGGAGCTAATTCAGGCGGTTCAAAGCGATACTGGATTGTTCCTTGATGATTCGTACCTCTACAAGATTCTTCGTGGTGAGAGAAAACCGGAAAAGATTATCCAGAGTATCTGCAAGATTCTTAAAATCGAGCAGAATACCGAAAACGAACCTCAGATGTGACTGCAAACGCATTTGAGAAAACAAACCAAGAAAGAGAGAAACAAAATGACCAAGAAAGAAGCTACCGTTGTCTGCATCAAGCCTATTGTTAAAAAGACTGCAAAAATTCGCATTATCGGCGATTCTCCGCTGATTGTCCACGCATGGAGCGAGAAGGCGAAAAAGGAACTGCTTGCATCTCAGCAAGGCACGAAACTCAAGAAGAACAAGAAACAGGCCAAGAACATCTATGGCGAAATTGCTGAAGCCTTGTACTGGATGAACGGCAAGCCAGATGTTGCATACGCCGATTGGACGGAGGAGCTTCTGGACAAGTATGCGGCATCTGAGCAGTTTGGTTTCCCCGCTTGCGCTGTTAAAGCTGCTGCCGTTTCCGCTGCATTTCGTCTTGGTTGGACGAAGGATAAGGTTTCCGCTCGTGGCGCATTTATGATTTTCGGCGACAACGGTTCTGAGTTCATCGAAATCAAGTCTTTCAAGCCGGAAGGCGAACCGAAGTTCGTAGGTCGTGAGGATTCTGTTCGTATCGGCATGGGAACCGCAGACCTGCGCTATCGTCCTGAGTTCGCCAACTGGTATATGGATGTTACCATCTCCTTCAACGAGAACGGCAACTTTAGCCTGTCTGACATTGTGAATATGCTGAACGCTGGTGGTGACCAGTGCGGTCTTGGCGAGTGGCGCATCGAAAAGGGCGGGAGCTGGGGCGCATTCCATGTTGAACTGAGCGAATAACGCTCTTTTGGCTGGTGAGGTGAGCTAAGGCGCGGAATGTTAGGCCGGATTTCGGCGAGGTATGTTTGTGTCGGTTATGGATTGGCAGTCGGGGTTCGGCTTGTTTAGGAACGTTAGTGTTAGGTTCGTTAAGGCTGGTTAGGCTAGGCTGTTAAGGCGGGATGTGGCACGGATTGGCAAGACAGGGTGCCGTGTGGAGTGGCTGGCGAGGCGAGGTGCGTTAAGTTTTGGTGCGTTATGTTGAGTTGATGCGCGGAGCGTTAAGACGCGGCAAGGCTGGCGAGGTTTGGAGCGTTAAGGTCATGAGTGGCACGTTCGGGTTCGTTCAGGCTGGCATGGAGCCAAAAATTCAGAAAGGAGCAAAAAATGAACATTAAAACTGGTTATCAGTGGAAGAACGACAAGTGCTGTTACAAGGCAACTGCCGATGAAGCCGCTAGTGCATTTGAAGAAATCCGGCAGAACAGCGGAAAGCTTACGCCGGAGCTAGTTGTTGATTATGCTAGACCGAAGGAATCGGTTCTACATAACGACTTCGAGTGGAGAGACGAAGTTGCCGCAGAGAAGTACCGTCAGGGTCAGGCACGACACATGATTGGTGCAATCCGTATCACTAGCGAGGATACGCAGGAGCCTGTAAGAGCCTACGTCAACGTTACGGTGGTTGCGCCGGATGAACCGCCTGTTCGGTCTTATATGCCGATGAAAGAGGTTCTGGAACACCCGGATTTGCACAGTCAGATGATGGCAGACGCTTTCCGGGATGCACAGAGCTTCAAGCAGAAGTACAACACGCTGGAACGCTTAAAGCCTGTCATGGACGCTATGGATAAGGCGTTTGACGGTGCGGTATAAGGAGGGCTGAACATGGAGCAGATTATCACTTTAAAGGTAGACCTTGAACACCCGAACGAAGCGCACAACGCCATTAACAAGGCGGTGGAAGCATACGAGAAAAGCAAAAATCGCTGGGATGCCTTTGAAATCAACGAAGCCAAAAGCAGAGCACGAGACATTTTGTACAACCTGTGCAATGAAGGCTACAGTATGATATGGACGGTCACGGATGGCGCTGTCGGCCTGACGATTTGGACAAATTTTAAGGAGCCTTGTGTTGGCCAGTGCTATATGCCAAAAGAAAGCCTGTTTGACATTTGGGTCGAAAAGCTAGTTGCGCTGTGCATTGCCACAGGCAAAGAAGTCCCGAAGTTCATCACGGATAAGGCTGGTGAGTGCTGGTAATGAAATTTCGCAAAGCGCAAAGCCGCAAGCGCAGACTGAAGCTTGCAATGGCTGCTGGCGTATCCAGAAACGATGCTAACAAGGTGCTGTGGATGGAAAAATCCATCAACCAGTGCTTTGAACGTCACAATCGGGAAGCCAAAAAGGCAGGTAAACCGAATGAAGATGGAGATTAAATATTGCGAGCGCTGCGGAGCTTTTTTGGGTAGGGTAAACCCACGCAAAAAATATTGCACACAATGTAAAAGAGATGTCTCGTGCGAGCAAAAGCGCACGAGACGTAAAGCATTGAGTTCAGGACGTGGGTTCACTCCAGTAAAAATCGTGTGCCAATGGTGCGGTAAGCCACTGATTAAAATGTCTGCGGCACAAAAGTACCACAAAGATTGCGCGAAAGATGCAGCCTTTGCAAGTATTGCGGAACATCAGAGCATACGAAGAGAACGAGCCTTAAACGAGAAAGCACTGGAAGAAAAAAAGATTCCATCCATAGGTCAGGTTCAAGCTCTTGCAGATAAGATGGGCAAGCATTACGGCGAAGTGTCGAGGATGCTTGCGACAGGGGAACTGACTTATGAATGGTAAATATTATGGCAAGCGGGAAATCCGCTGGCACAGCCGTGAGAAGGAACGGCTGGAACGCATTCGAAGAAAGGATAAAGATGAAAGTATTCGTGGAAATCGCCCTGATCTGGGGCATTGTCTTAGCATTTATTCTCGCAGTGTTTCTGCTGAACTTCTGGCTGGTGCATCAGATCGAGCTTTTGGCCGGAGCTAAGGTGACATGGTACATCATAGGTGTTGGAGCTTTGATGACAACCGGTTGGATTTTTAGACGCAGAGAACCAAAGGACACAGAGGAAAAGGCATGACACTGGAAGCCGCTCTTGAAGAACGCGATATGAAGGCATCAGAGCTTATCCGAAGAAGTGGCGTGTCGGCTCCAACTATCTACAACATCACAAGCCCAAATAAAGCGCCGTACAAGACAGGCGTTAAGGCTGATACGCTTGCAAAAATAGCCGAAGTACTAAATGTAATAGTCGTGATTGATGCAAGCAAACCATTTTTATTCGATATCATTCTGAAAGAAGGGACAAAATGAAAACCGTAAAAGGAAACGTGCTTACCATACTTGGTATTGTCGCCGCAATCGTAGCCGTTAGCTGTGGCGATACAATAAATAGCTGTGATAGTACAGTACAGATGCTTGGATGGGCATTTGTTTCGCTGATGTTACTAGCTACCGCTCTGGTTTTGTGTGCGCTTGGAGTGAGCGCGGAAAAAGAGCATGAAGATAACGAACGGATGGGGATAAACCGCATTCCCGCTCATACCAACAAGTGGAGGGATGTACGGTGAAATGCCCGGTGTGCGGTAGCGACAACATTACAACGATTGACAGCCGGTCAGACAATGACAGCATTGTTCGCCGCAAGAAGTGCATTGCCTGTAACCATCGGTGGTCTACCATCGAAATTGACAAAGACCAATGGTACAGTGCGTTGCAAATCAAAGAGGAACGTAAGAGAGGGAGACCAAAAGATGATTAACCTTGACAGATTCGGTGGCGTGACCGAGCCGGAGGATGGCGTGTACTTCCTAACCCGTGAGCAGGAAGCAAAAGCCAAAGAAGCAGACCGTCAGGCAGAGATTGAGGACTTGCAGTCCGAAATTGACGACAGGGAAGCAGAGCTGAAAGACCTCCGAGCACAGTTGGCAGAGCTGATGGCCGGTTGATTTTGTGTAGCCGTATTAAGCCAAAGTAAGAACAATGAAGCCTAATGAAGCCGAAGAAAGGAAAGAAAATGGGCAAATACAAGAAAGAAATTAAGCACTGCGAAAAGTGCAATAAGCCTTTTTCAGCGTTCCCGAACAGCACGGAAACTCTTTGCGCAAGTTGCAAAAGAAACAGTTTAGAGGAAACGCTCCGCAAGAACGGTCACGCACCGCAGCATACGCTTGTTAGGAGCCATTATGACGGAATCAAGGAGGCGTTTGCTGTCGAAGATGCCGCAAGAAGGGCTTCGTGGGACGAGAACACAAGCATCGAGAAAACGTGCCGTGATTGCGGCAAAGCATTCGAGATTTCTCGTGCAGAGCGCATTTTCTTTGAATCGCATAACATGGCATTGCCTAAGCGTTGCACGGCTTGCCGTAAAGCAAGAAAAGAAGCAAGGAAGGAGAACAACTGATGGCAGTATTAGTAATGGTCTACGGTCATTCCGGCAGCGGTAAGTCCGCTTCGCTTCGGAACTTTGACCCGGAACAGGTGGCGGTTATCAACGTGCTTGGCAAGCCGTTGCCGTTCCGTAGCAACATGAAAACTTATATCACCAACGACTACGGCAAGATTGACGCTGCAATCCACAGTACCAGGCGTAAGTCCATCGTCATTGACGATGCCACCTATCTTATGACTGGCGAGTTCATGCGGAACGCAAAGGTCGCTGGATATCAGAAGTTTACTGACATGGCAGCCAACTTCAACACTCTGCTTATGCGGGCAAAAGAACTGCCGGATAATGTGGTGGTCTACTTTTTCGGTCACAGCGAGAGTGACGGAGACGGTGGTGAGAAGTTCAAGACCATCGGCAAGCTGCTGGACGAGAAGGTCTGCGTGGAAGGGTACTTCACCATCGTTCTGAAAACCGTCGTGCAGGATGGACGATACCTGTTCAGCACTCGCAATGATGGGATGGACACCGTGAAAACCCCGCTTGGGATGTTCAACGATGCACTGATCGAGAACGACCTCGCCACCGTAGACAAGACCATTCGTGAGTATTACAACATCCCGGTTCAGCCGGATAACAAAGGAGAGTAACGGATGAAGAACATCAACTGGAATGACGTGCAGGAAGCCACCGAACGCCGAGACCTGCCTGTTGGCGGCTATGTTGCCGGTATCTGCAAGGCAACGGACGAACCCGCAAAGGAGCGTCTGAACATTGAGTGGGAAGTCGCAGAGGGCGAGTTCAAGGGCTACTGGCGTGAGCAGACCGCTTCCCTTATCGAGCGCGGCAAGCTGAATCCGGGTGAATGGGCGTGGGGCGGCAAGACCATCAAGAGCTACAAAGAGAAAGCGCTGCCTTTCTTCAAGGGCTTTATCACCGCTGTGGAGCAGTCCAATCCCGGCTACAAGTTCAACAACGATGAAAAGACCCTGCGTGGCAAGCTGGTCGGCGTGGTTCTTCGTGAGGAAGAGTACATGGGCAACGATGGCAACATCAAGACGAAGCTTGTTGTTGACCGCTTTACGAGCGTGGATAAGATTCGTTCCGGCGATTATGAGGTCAGACCGAAGAAAACGCTGTCTGGCGGGTCTGGCTCCGGCTACTCGCAGGGCGGGAACGATGACTTCTCTGCGATTGACGATGATGGTTCGTTGCCATTCTGATTGGAGATGCGCATGAATCAGGAAGAAAAAACGCATTGGACGCAAGATAAAATCTTGCTGTATGTGAAAGCCTGTATGTCTGCCACTGGTTTAATCAGAATGCCATCAAGAAGTGAATTGAGCGAGTATTACGGAAACGACAAGTTGACAAATGCAATTCGCCGTTTTCCGGGTGGCTATTACAAAATAGCTGAAATCCTCAATGTCGAAATGAAAGAAAGCGAAACGCAATTCGGAAAGTATGGCGAAGACCTTGCTACAAAACTGCTGGAAGAACATGGATTTTCGGTTGAGCGAATGTCAACTAGATACGCCTATGACCTTTATGTTAATGGAAGCGTTAAGGTTGATGTGAAAACGGCAAGGCCGAGCAAAGCAAATAAGAGTTTTTGCTATTCGTTTAACCTTGAAAAACGCTTTCCGACTTGTGACGTTTACTTTTTGATCGCAAAGAGCGAAGAAAAAGAAAGCATCTACATAGTTCCTGCATCTATCAACCAGACGCAGATTGGGCTTGGCACTGGAACGACCGTGTATAGCAAGTATCAAGACCGATATGACATTATCGCTGATATGAGCAAGGCTTTTGCTTCTGCAAAGTCATGACCGCCTACCTTATATAAGAGCTGTGCTATCTGGCTGGACGGGCGTTTGGAAAGATGAAACACTTGGGCGACATCACAAAGATTCACGGCGACCAGATAGAGCCTGTGGATTGTATCACGTTCGGAAGCCCATGTCAGGACTTGTCCATTGCTGGAAGCAGGGCTGGACTTGCCGGAGAACGCTCCGGGTTGTTCATGGAAGCGGTTCGAATCATAAAAGAAATGAGGTCAAGCACAAATGGACTGTATCCAACTTTCGCTATTTGGGAAAACGTACCCGGAGCATTCAGTTCCAACGGAGGAGAAGATTTCAGGGCCGTGCTGGAAGAACTTGCCCGCGTGGAACAGCCAGACGCTTCAATTCCTAGACCTCCGAAGAGGGGCAGATGGAGCAAAGCCGGAGCAATCGTCGGAAACGGATGGTCTCTGGCTTGGCGACAGCTCGATGCTCAATACTGGGGAAAAACCATCTATGACGGCCGTACAGGAAATGTGCTCCGCATGGGGACCCCACAGCGCCGCAAAAGAATCGCTCTTGTCGCAGATTTTAGAGGACAACGTGCCGGAGAAATATTATTTGAGCGCACGAGCCTGTCAAGGCATCCTGACCCGTGCATCCCGACGTGGCAAGAGACTACCGGAGCTGTTGGAAGCCGCATTGCTGGAAATGATCGAGTGGTGGCAGAGGGGGAAGTGAATACGGTTGATCGCCATGCTGTGGCGTACAAAGTTCCGGTCTTGAACGACCAGGGCGGCGACAGGATGGATGTGTCGGATGACGTGGTGGGGACGCTGAGAGCAAACGCAAAAGGCCATAACCCGATTGTTCTTGATGCACTGCCGTTTGACACTACACAACTAACCAGCCCGCAGAACGGAAGTAACCCACACTGGGGAGACCCGTGCCATCCTTTGGCTGCAAGCGCACATAAGCCAGCTGTAGTAATTAGAATCAGTGATGAAGAAATGCAAGTCCAACCTATTGTTCTAGAAAGTAACCAAGTTCATGCAACGGTTTCACAGACCGGCATCTGCCCAACGCTTCCAGCAAGCATGGGTCTTGGCGGCGGGTATGTTCCAATGGTCACAAATAAAGCAGAGAAAGCCATTCACTGGATCGTCCGACAGCTGACACCGACAGAATGCGAACGTTTGCAAGGCTACCCGGATGGGTGGACGGACATTGGGGAATGGACGGACACCAAGGGAAAGAAACATAAACCGGCAGACAGTCAGCGTTATAAAGCACTTGGAAACAGCATCGCTTTGCCGCAGTGGTTTTGGCTGGTACAGAAGATACGCCCTTACCTAAAAGAAAAGCCTACGCTGGGCAGTCTGTTCGATGGTCTGGGTGGTTTCCCTCTGGTCTGGCAAAGAGCCTACGGCGAGGGAACCGCACGGTGGGCAAGCGAAATTGAAGAGTTTCCAATGGCCGTAACAAAAAGGAGATTTGGCGAACAATGATTACCTGTTGTCTCAACTGTCCATCGCGCCACCAAGCCTGCCACGACACTTGCGAGAAATACAAGGCAGAGAAGAAAGACTTCGAGGAACGCAAGGCGTTCGTGCATGAGCTGAACCACAGCCAGAGCGTGTACCACCGCAACTACGAGGACAAGCACCGGGAACGCGGCATGAAGCGGTATCTCGGAAGTGAATTTAGAGGTGAACGAGGATGAGAAGAAAGTATAAACCGGGCGGCTACATCATTTCACTTGATGACTTGATGAAGCAGGAGTTTGTTTACTGCGCCGGAAAACTTGTTCACAAAGGATGGTTTGGTAGCTGGCAACTGCGATATGCAAATAGCGAACTTGCCCGACTGCGTATCAGAGAAGCCAAAAAAATCGAAGACAACGCATGAACACCGGCAAGCAGTTTGAAGCAGACTTCAAAGCATCCATCCCATCCGATGCGTGGTGCTACCGGCTGAAGGACAGTGCTGCAACCTACTACGGTGGCAACGAGAACCTGTCCTTCTCCATCGACAACATCTGCGACTTCATTGTGTACCGATACCCGATGAACCACCTGTTTGAACTGAAAACCATCGAAACGCCCTCTATCCCTCTGGAAAAGGTGTTCGGCAAGTACGACAAGGCAAAGTATAAGTACCGCAAGGAAAAACACATCACTGACATGGTGGATGCGATGGGGTATAGCGGTCAGACCGCCCATGTGATAGTCAATTATCGGGCGGTCAACCGCACCTTTGCAATCCCGGCCAGAAAGGTCCTGGCGTTCCGCTACAACGAGAGCCGGAAGAGCATCCCTTGGCAGTGGGCAGAGCAAGAGGGGATAGAGGTCAAAGCAAAAAGGCTACGTGTCCATTGGCAGTATGACGTGGACGGGCTGCTAAAGAGATTGGAGAAAGAGAATGAGCATGAAATGTGACCGCTGCGGAGCAGTGTTTAATCCTGAACCTCCCGATGAGATGGGGAGACATAAGCCCAATGCCGTGATTCTAGTTGACAAGAACGTGCATGACGCATGGGACTACTGGAGTTGCGATTGCTATGATGAGCCGTTTCTTTGCCCCTCTTGCATGGCAAAGCTGAACGACTGGTTGAAAGGAGAACAGAAGTGAGCAAGAAAGTTTCAGACATCCTGCCCAAGACGGAAATCTTGGCACAGTTGGCAGAAGAAGCGTCCGAATTGGCACAGGCTGCGTTGAAGCTGCGCCGTGCGCTGGATGGCACGAACCCGACACCGAAGAGCGTAGAGGAATGTTTAGAAAATATACAAGAAGAAATGGCGGATGTTTTTGTCTGCCTAACCATGTTTGGCAAGTCCGCCGAAAGAGACGGAATCTTGATTTATAACAGGTACATGGAAAAGGTTATCAAAATCGAAGATGAAAAAGAAGCCCGCTGGCTCTCTCGCCTTGGGACAAAGGAGCAGTCAGATGAATAAATTCGGAAACTGCCCCCTGTGTGGCAAACAGGTCAAGCCGACCAACCTCCGCAAAATCGCACGACAGAACCAGTTGTACGGATTTCGTATGGCTCTGGATGGCATCGCCTCCACATGGGGCGCACTGATTCAGAACCTTCGGTGCGATGCAGACCTGACCGATGAACAGGTGCAGAAAATCATCCGCATTGGCGACAGATACTGGGAGATGGTTGGGCAGTTCAAGAACGAGAACATGACCCCTGACGAGTTTGCTGATTACATCACCGCAAAGTCAGAACAGGTCGAAAAAGAGCTGAGGGAAAGGTGGAGCTAACAATGTTTGAATTTGTAACCCGCTGGCTGGTCTGCCTAGTCCTACTGGCGGTAGTAGTTCAGTCCGAACGGACAATCAAGAACATGGCGAACAGCCTGTTTGAGGAACGGCAGGCAATGCTCGTCTGGCTGTTCGTCAACGTGTGTCTGGCCGTTTGTACGGCTGTTGTGATGGGGTGGAAATGATGAAAATTTGTGATATTGAGAGAAAAGAAATTAATTTTGAGTGTCTGGAATATGGAGATGTGTTTGAGCTGAACGGCGAAATTCTCATGAAAGCTAACGTGAACATTTCGGTAAGTAAATTGTCTGGCGGTGTCAGCTTAAAAAGCGGAGAGTTTTTGCAGATAGATGAGTATTTTCCCGTTAAGATGGTAAACGCTCATCTTCAGTTGGAATGATAAGGAAAATCATGGACAACGAACTTTACTGTCCGATGAAGATGACCAGCAATCCGCTCGGTCGGTGCGTCTGCGAGAAAGAAAAGTGCGCTTGGTGGCGACAGTTGGACAACTGCTGTTCCGTCTGGTGGATTGCAACCGAGCTAGATAAAATCGAAACGAAAATGAAGAGGTGATAACTATTGGCAACACCCCCGAAGCGTGGTCGTGGCAGACCGCCGCTGACCGAAGCGGAAAAGAAAAAGCGTGAGAAGCGGGCGCAAAAGGCAAGAGAAGAAGCCGCTGCGAAGCGTGAGAAAGAGCGTGAGAAGAAGAAACAACAGATGCTTAACAAGCGGAAATCTATCCGCTCACAGGTGAGTAAAAAGGTGAAAGAACAGCAGGAGTTAGCGATCACGAGGTCTAAGATGATGAACACGGGCGATTTGCAGTCAAGAATCGGCGATGAAGAGGACAAGAAAGTTGTCGGCATGATTGCGGCCAAGTATTTTGGCGACCTTCCGAGCGTGGACATGAACAACCCCATTGAAGTGCAGCAACGCCTTGATTTCTTCTTTGACGCTTGCATCGAAGCCAGAATCTCCCCTGTGGTGGAATGGATTGCGCTGGTGCTGGGCATCGAATGGCCTAGCCTGAGACAGATTATGACAGGCAAGCGCCGTGACGACAGCTTGCAGCAAAAGTACATCCTGAAGCTGATTCTGCAAATGCAGTCCATGTGGGCGTACAACGGTATGTATGGTCAGGAGAACCCGGCAGAGTGGATTTTCCGAGCCAAGAACTACTTTGGTATGCGTGACAACGTGGAAGTTACCGTTGCCCCGCCGGAACAACCGTTGGGCGATGCCCAGAGCGCAGAGCAGCTCGCTCAGAAGTATCAGACGGCTTTGCCGAAAGGGATTGACGTGGAGTACAGAGAGGTAGCAGAAGAGGTGGTCGAGGATGACTAACGGCGATTTCATTCGTTCAATGACGGACGATGACATCAGGGAAAACCTGACACCGGGTATCTGCGAGCTTATCAAGCATCGAGACCCGGAGCGTTGCCAGAACCGTGAGCATTGCTTTCATTGCGTCAAGGACTGGCTGAAAGAAGAAAACAAAATCATGGTGAGGGCTGACCAATGGGAAAATTGATTGACTTCTCAGACCCTTGCCTACGCACGTTCTTGCCTGTTCTCTTGCAAGACCACACGACAGGAAAGAACATCATCTGGGCGACAGACCCGCCACCTGAACTTGGTGTTGGATTTGCAGATGAAATCACGCTGGAACAGCTGGACAAGGTTCAACTTGTTCCTCGTGTGCAGAAACGGCTTGCAGACCAAAAGAAGCGCACTAGCAAGAAAGCAGAGGTGTTTACTCCTACATGGGTCTGCAAGAAGATGGCAGACGTTGCCGAAAACGACCTGAAGGGCGAGGACTGGAAGGAGTACATTAACAAGACTTGTCTTGAAGTCACCTGTGGCGAAGCGCCGTTTCTGACAAGCCGATATGATACCACAACAGGGCAGATGATTGCCGTGCCGGACAGAATCGGTCTGCTGGATAGGAAGCTGAATGTTCTGGCAGAGCAGTTCCATGACTACGATATGTGGATGTGCTGGGCAATCAACGCCTACGAATCGACATACGGTTATGAGTGGCAGGGAGATAATCTCTTGCTGGCAAGGTGCAACCTGTTCCTGACGTTGATTGAAAATTTCAGGTATCGGTTTGATGCCGAAAAGCTAGAAATCGGCTTCATGCCAATTTTTCTTGACTGCATCGCAGACATCATCTCATGGAACATCTGGCAGATGGATGGGTTGAAAAAGACCGTGCCCGGCACAGACATTCCGTGCAAAATCAAAGACTGGAAAGCCGACAAAGAAATTCTGTTTAAGGACGTTGGGGAGGACGACTAATGCAGACTGACAGAGGAATCTACCACAAGCGAGTATGTGACCGCTGCGGAGAAGTTCTGGGCGGCAGGATGATGAATCCTGACGAATACTTCAAAGACTGGGCGTGGCGCAGGGACACAGGCGACCTGTGCCCGGAGTGCTATGAGGAGTATAAGCAAGTGATCGGACGGTTTAATGGGGGAAAGAGAGGGCAAAGAAAATGACGAGATGTTCTATATGGCGTTGCAAACAGTGTGGCGTGGTTATTTACAACGCCAAAGATGCGAAAATTCCTGACAATGCGTTTGACGAACTTTTTGGGTTTGAGACTATTTGCAACAATTTAATGGGCTTTAGCCTGCCGACAGTCAAATATACGCACAGATGCGACGCGCAGACCATCGGCCTGTGTGAGTTTATCGGTTGGAGGAAGCAAGAATGATTTACTGCACCACCGAACATTGCTCTTGCATGGGCATCAAGCAGTTCTCTGCTGGCAAGGCTATCCGATGCACGGCAGAATCCTGCAAGAACAAATCTGAGCCGTCCTGTGGCTCTTGCAAATGGTACGCAGAACCGGAGGGCGTGTGTGTAAACGACCAGTCAGAACACGTTGCAGACTTCGTGTGGGATGAACGTGGATGCAAGGAATGGGAGAGAAAAGATAATGAATAACATTGCAAACGGACTGATTGTGGTTTTGGCATCTTTTTTAGTCGGAACATTTATATGTGGAATAGCATATCTCATTGAGAAAATTTTAATATGGGATATATTTTTGAACGAAATTCCTGATGGAAATAAAAAAGTTTTTGCAGATGCAATCATCCACATCATAGTTTATTTGATTGGGTTTGCGGCATTATATGCGATGTACAAGGCAGGAGTATAAAAATGACAGCAGGAGATAAAATCAGGAAGCGTAGGCTTGAACTTGGCATCACGCAGAAAGATGTTGCGAGGATGATTGGAACAACCAATTCATATGTAAATGCCGTTAAAAAGCAAAAGCGTAGCGTGAAGAAAGAAACGCGGCTGGCAAAATTCGCAGAAGCCCTTCAATGTAGCGTGAACGATTTAAAGTCGGACGTGCCAAAAGGCATGGTAGACCCAACCAATGATGACTTTGGAGCGGTCTGCAACTGTGCTGTCCGCTATTGCTTGAGCAGACAGTCATATATGCCTAGCATTGTTTGCAGATACATCGTGCCGCTTTTGCCGGAACTGACCGACAGGACGCTTGATTGCTTTGAACGTGACATTGCCGAACGCAAGAAAACTGGGTTTGACTTTGGCGATTCTTGCGACTAAGAGACGTGGGATGCGTTCTACAAGGCGGTTTGTAAGGAGATTGAAGGGAGAAAAGAACCATGAAGAAAGCAATTTTATCTGTAGCATTGGCGGCATCTATCGCATTGTGCGGATGCACAGAAGCATCTCGTGTGAATCACAATATTTCGCAGCAGGCAAAGAATTTCAACGTCACTCGCAGATTGTCTGTTGTTAATGCAAGAACTGATACGCCGATGCTTGAAATAATCGGGAACATGGACATTTCCAATAACAGCAACAATGAACTTGTGGTGACTATTGAATTGCCCGATGGCACATACAAGAAGCATTACGTCTATCTTAACGAGTACACAATGTACATTGTGGAGGATTTGAGCGGTTCTGACGTGGACAAGTATCATTACGAAATCAACATCTTGCCGCAGCAGTTACAAAACTTCGTTCTCACCTACAATCCGTAAGCGGGGTATCGGATAATGGCTAACGCCCTTTGGCATCCGGCAAGCGAACAGCCACGAGAGCGAACGACACCTTTGTTGCTTGCGACTAAGACAACGTGGCGTGATAAAGATGGAAAAATGTTGCAAGGATTCTCGCCGACAGCGTACTTTCTAGGCTGCTACGCAGACGGTCAGTTCTGGGATGAGATAGGCGAGAGACTGCCAAAAGATGTGACGGTGACGCATTGGATGGCGTTCCCGATGGTATAGGAGGGCTAAACATGACAAACAAGAAGTTTGGCATCATCATTATGGATTTGAGCCTTTTTGACTTCGGGCCGAAACCGCCTTGTGGGTACATCAAGGCAAAACATATCCGCCCAGCTTACGGCAAAGGCGCAAAGCCTGTAAAGGCACATAAGCGAATCACGAGAACGAGAGAGGGATTTAGAAAGTGAAAAAGCTTAAATTTCCTGAAGATTTCTTTGCATACGACAACCCGGACTGCCCCGACAAGGACATTGAAAAAGCCGTGAACAGGATGAAGAACTGGATGAAGGGCGAGACCTACAAGAGCAATCCTTGGTTCTTTATGGCTGCTGGTAACTATCTGATTGTCGGCCTGATTGCTGAGGATGGGCAGAAAACAATCTACGTTGCACGGCAGTATTATGAGATAGTCAATATTCCGGGCGAAGGTTGGCTGCGTGAGTCTGACGCTAAGTGCCTGTTTTAAGGAGAATTAAAGATGGAAGAACTTAAGAGATGTCCGTTCTGCGGTGGAGAAGTGGCTATTGCAGAAACAAGCTATGATTCCGAATTATGGATGTTCGTTACAAGAGGACATGGAAATAATAAGTGCAAGTGTCGAATTTTCATGGAGAGCAGAAGTTATACGCTTGATTCTCCTGAAAGCGAAAAAGCAAAAATCAAAACCGACCTTATCGAAGCATGGAACAAGCGCTACAAAGAGGATTAAGTATGGAGCAGGAACGCAAGCCGAGAACATCAATGATTCTTCTGTTGGAACACGTTCATGCGATGGACGAGCTGACAGACGAGGAATTTGGAGCATTCATCCGCAACTACGCACAGTATGTTGAGATTGGACTTGAGCCAGCATACGACAACGACCGTGCTATGCGGATGCTCTGGAAAGTTGTTAAGGCGTTCGATGATATGAATGCACAGAAAAGGCAGGATCGAATCGAGAAAAATAGACGGAGTGCAAATAAGCGTTGGAACGATGAAAAATGCAAGTGCATACAAACGCATACCAATGATGCAAACGCATACGCTGGTATGCAAAATATGCAAATGGATGCAAACGATGCCTTATCTGTATCTGATTCTGTATCTGAATCTGATAAAAAAGAAAAATGTGAAAAGAAAAATGCCAACGAAGTCAAACGTTTCAAAGCTCCGACTATCGAGCAAGCCAAAGAATACTTTTCCGAGAAGGGCTACATGGAAGCGGAAGCAGAGCGGTTTGTTGACCACTTCACGGCAAATGGCTGGAAAGTCGGCAAATCGCCTATGAAGGACTGGAAAGCTGCTGCACGGAACTGGATGCGTAACGTAAAGGACTGGAACGGTGGCTATCAGCAGACAATGGCTGAATTGCCTGACGAGGGAGACTTTCTGCGGTGAATATTGAAAATCAGACCCAATACATCCTGCTGGGAGCTGCCCTCACGTTCTCGGAATACGCTGATGTTTTGCAGGACTTGGAGATTGAAGACTTTTGCCCTGAACTGCAAAGCACATTCGCTGCCATTCGTGGCTATTGGGAACACAACAACAAGTGGAACCCGGTAGAAGTCATGGGGCAGTACGATGGCGATTGCAGAAAGGCTATGGGTGAATGTCTGGATGCCTTTGGTGCAGAGTTCATCCGCAACGTCACCCATGACATGATGCAGGGATGGGCTAGAATCGTCAAAGAACAGGCAGCATTGACCAGAGCCAGAGGGTTTGCATTCAAAATCGTTGATGGTTCGACCCGATACGCAGACTTGACTGGCATCTATGAGCAGCTAGGCGAAGCTATCAACCTTCACAGCGAGAGAAGTGATTTTATCCCGATGTGTGATGGCATAGACAATTACATCCGCAAGCTAGACGATAAACCGGAGTATATCAGCACAGGGCTTAAAGTGCTGGACAACAACTTGCATCTTGTGCCGGGCAACTTCGTTGTGATCGGCGGCAGACCGTCTGCCGGTAAAACTGCTCTATCCCTGCAACTTGCCTGTGAAATAGCCAAGAACGGACGCAAGGTGGCGTATTTCAGCTTAGAAACCGACCCTGATACCCTCTATGCTCGTATTATTGCAAACCAGCTAGGCGTACCGCTTCACACGGTCAAAAACAAGACTGTCAGCATTAACGAGCTTGACCGACTGGCAGCCATCAAGAAATATCCGCTGTTCGTCCGCTCTGCCGCTGGTAAGAGCGTTGGGTGGATTAGAACACAGTCCATCAGAATGCAAGCCAAAGTAGTTTTCATCGACTATTTGCAGCTTATCCATCAAGCCGGAGCAAAAGACCGATACAGTGCCGTCACAGAAATCAGCATGGCACTGCATGAGTTTGCACAGTCTACAGGAACGCTTGTGGTAGCACTTGCACAGCTCAATCGAGAGACAGCAAGAACAGGCATTCCACCGACTGCCGCAGACCTGCGAGAGAGCGGACAGATTGAACAGGACGCAGATGCAATCATTCTGCTGGCACAGAACGTGACCACAAAAAAGCGACCGGAGCAGCATTATCACTTTGCGCTTGAGAAGAACAAAGAGGGCAACGTAGGGTCACTGGACATCACGTTCCAGATGGAAACCCAGCAGTTCAAAGAGTGCGTGTGGATGTAACATCGCTTCTGCGCTCGCATCGTCACAGTAGAATAGGCAAGAAAAACAGATAACAGGGTCAGGACGATAAAGTTATCGTCTGAACCCTATAAATATTTTTCACTACACAAAATATAGGAGAAAAACAACTATGGCACTCACCAACATCGAACGTGAGACTATCATCAGCTTCAACGCAGCGGAAGATACCGCAGAAATCTACACGGCAGACCCGGTTTACATTCGCAAGCTGGACAAGCTCTGTGAGCAATTTCCCGATACATACAAGTTTATGGCGGAGCTGTCTGCCAAGCGGTGCAAGGAATCTAAGACCTATTCGATGCCGAAACGTCTTGTGAAGTTCCGCTCACCCATCACCCGCGAAATCAGCGAAGAGCAGCGTGAAGCACTGACAGAGCGTTTGCGTAAGGCAAGAGAAGCCAAGAATATCTAATCTTAGCTCGTGCGGCTACAAAACTACTGTATCAGAAAGCGTGGAATGGTGTCAGGTGGTAAAACTACCCTCTGCGACTATTCTATGCTTTTTTCTCTTGTTATTTATCAGGTGAAAACGGCAAGGTCTGGATTTGAGTAGGAGCCGTCTCGATCGAGCGGAGTTTGGGCTGATATGGCTGCGACTATCAGCGTGATGCGTTTGTATGCAAATGGATGCACTTGTATGCGTTTGCATCCAATCTTCCCCCCTTTCTTCCCCCTCTTTCCCCTACAACCCCTATTACCCCCTATAATCCCCCTAACTCCCCCCTCAAACAAACAAATTGTTTGAGGCCCCCACG